TTTTTATTCTCCATCTTCGATAAATTCAGTTCGTGAATATCCATTCCAATAATGCTCGTTTCCACAATACTGTTGACACACTATATCGGAATCACATACATGATCACATCTATTACAATTTGGTTCTTCGTCATCGACTGTGTATATTTTTACGTTACTCATGCTTTTTATTCTCCGTCCTCCATACTTCTAGAAAAATTTCAAACATACTAGCTTTACCATGAAGCAAATAATGTTTGTTTCCATAATTAAAATATATAGCCCAAGGTTTTACTTTTGTTATTTCTAATAATAATAGATCGTTCACTACCACATTCGTTTTTACAAAACTTCATTAACAATTCCATATTTCTCAGCACCTTCTGAATTAATATAAAAATCTTGTTTTTTCTCCCAAATATTATCCAATTTTTCTTTTTTAAAGTATGTTCTGTCAAGAATATACTGGATAATATATTCATTCATTCGATCATGTTCTGCCATGTTTTCTTTAATATCTGTATATTTTCCACTAATCCAACAAGCAGGCTGATGGAACATAAATGTAGAATGTTTATAGCAATATCTCTTATGACCTGCTAAGAAGATATTGAAAGCTGCACTCATAGCATAGCCAGTACAATATGTATAGATTGGTGTTTTACTATTTACAATAATGTCAATCAATCCCCACATGTCATAAACTTCTCCACCATACGAATTAATATAGATTTTAATTGGCTCACGTTTATAATCTTTTTCTTTCTTGTCTTTCTCGTCATCTTCTGCAAGCTGATGCAAGATGTTCCATGTAAGTTGTCCAATTGATTCATTATCTACATCATCAGATAGAAAATATAACCTCTTTCCTGTGTTTGCATAAGTATTATCTTTAGTTCCCATTGGTCTATACTCCTTTATTCTTTATTCCCATAACTTAATTCAATATAGCAGCTTTTTCATATCTTCCTTGTTCTGCTATTCTCTTTCTGTTTTTAATACTTCGAAATGCATATTAATCTTAATGTCCGTATTTTCATTTACATTCATTTTTATAGTACAACTATCAGTATGTCCTTCTACACAGTAGTCAAGAATATCAGCAATTGTTTTACAAAATCCTTCACTTAATTCTATATTCATTTATTCTTCACCCCACATAATGAAATCGACCTTTCATCCGAAAATCACGTCCAAAAAAGTCCCATTTTAAGGGAAATTTTTGAACATAGATTTTTGATTTTTTACATTTGAGCCAATAAACTTCTTACAGGCTCTCTAGTAATATTCTCTTTTGCCCATCTAATATATCCAGGAGCAACATTCTGAATTTCTGGCAACGTCATACCGGCATGTTTGCCAAAAGTTAATTTATATTCATTAATATCTGGAAGATCTTCTTTCGCAACTTCAATACCACCAAGCGCATCATATACCTCATCTGAATATGTCATATCAATATTTGATCTGCTTGATAAGTAATCACACAGATGAACCAAAAACTGCTCGTCGTTTTCTGGTTTAGGTAATACAGTGCTGCTTCGTCTGTTTGATGTCCACTGTCCAGAATGACTTTCACATAATCTTGCAATATATGCTTTTGTCTCTTTGTCAATATCGTGTTCTACGACTGTATCTCTGATCCATTCACCAGCAAGCAACGGATGATCATGCACTGTATACTGAGATCCATTTATCCCGCACTTAATAGCATCGTGAAAAATTGGTGTACATCTTAGACAATCTCTCTGTCTTTCATTGGTCTTTTCTTTTACATATTCCAAATCAAGAATATAATTCATTACTTCTCCAAACATTAACATATGTAAAATCTGACCATGAGGTTGGCACTGGGTTTTATTGTGATATTTAAACGATGTACTACTAGGAATTGTAAAGATATAATCAGGAATTTCTTTAATCATATCTGTACAATAATCTTTCATTTCTTCTGTTTCAAATTTATTTAAAAGTGTTTCAAATACTAATACTTTATCCATTTATTCTCCTCTTTCCTTATTTTATTGTTCGTTTTTTGATTCCTATAATTGGCTGAGTAATTCCAGCTAATTCCAATTGCCTTATCGATCTTCTAAATACATAATCTATATTCTCCATGATCTTAATTGTCCCATCTTCTTTAAGATGTTTGTTTGGAATCCATACATTTTGATTTGTATGGTTTATTACAAATCGCTTTGCATTCCTATTACCATATTTTCTTTTTACAAGATTTAATGGTATTCCTTTATAATACTGAGTTTCATAATTCATAGCTTTATCCTTTCAGATAATTTTTAAAGTAATATTCAAAATACATTCGAATAAAAAGTCCTGAATATTTATTCTCCTTCATGAAAAATACCGGAACGTTATATTTAAACCAAAAGCTATGCAATGATCCTACGAAAGACTTCTTATTATATTGTGTATTGTAATTGCCGGCTGCGATATCTCCATAGTCAGCATTTTCAATAAGAAGAACTTTAGTTTCTGGTGCAAGACTTAATTCCTTTTCAAATCTATCCCTACCATTGGTCAAATTTCCGCTTATTTCTTCAAGACTTGCTTTTCGCTCAATACATATCTTCCTATTAAAATACAAATCTCTTGGAATTGATAATGCTTCGTTCCTGGGAATCATAAAACTATAATCCCCAAAATTTAAAGCCTTCTTTTTATAAGTAACTTTCTTTCTATCGAAGTAGTCCGTGATATGCTCACACTTCTTTTCCCTCGTATCGATGAGAATGACCATAGAAGATATTAATTCTACTAATTCCTTATCTGTATATTTAAAATGATCTATCACTCTTCTTCCTCCAAATCATCTTTTACAATAAATTTCCTGAGCCAATATTCATATTTATCCGGAACCTCTTTGTAAATTTTCTTTCCTGTATTCGGATTGATTTCACCAGTTGGTTCTTTTTTATTTTTCTTATCTAAGGAAATGATATATAGAATCTGTCCCTGTTCAAATCTTTGCTTTGAAAATTGACTTGTCCACATTTTTACCTGGCGTGTTTTACCACTATAGATTTCGTATAAAGAAATTGTTGTAAGATATTTTGTAGAATTGATATTAGACACATAATAAAGGCGTTTATTTATTAGAGGTTCAACATAAGATACGTACCCGTATAATTCATTCTGATATTTTAAAATATCTAACACTGATGTTTGTTTATACTCTACGTGTCTTACTATATCTTTTAATAACTCAATCGAATTAAATTCTTTCCAAATTTTTTCTGTTTGTTTTTTACAATGCCTTTTTACAATGTCTTTAGGTAGACCCAATTCATCAAGTTTATTTATTTTGAATTGTTTTTTCCCGTAAATTTTATCAAAATACTCTACCTGCGAAAGCAACACATTGATTTCCCCGAATTCAGAAAAGAAATTTAATTTAATCAATATATCTAATTGTTTAGAATTTACTGACGTATTTTTTATATCAACCAATAAATCAATAAAATCGCCATATTGATTATCCTTTAAAGCATACAAGTCTTCTCCTACATTATCTCCAATATATTTTATTGAAGACATGCCTTTATATATTGTATTATTCTCTTTATTGTAAGAATATTTAGATGTTGAATGTCTAAATTTAATATCACTTAATTTAATATGGAAATAATCTAATTCTTTTTTTAATTTATTTGTTCTAACTTGATCATCAGCATAATTATTAAAACATACACTATAATATTCCAATGGATAATTTACTTTTAAATAAGCTCCATAACACATGTCTAGTGAAACAGCTGCTGCATGAGCACTGCAAAATCCATAAGCCATGCAACTTTGAATCATACTCCATGTTTCATCAAACATATTTTCTGATCCAGTATTAATTATCCATTGCTTTCTAAGTCTTTCTTCTAAATTTGCAAAATCTTCTGGTTTTATTTTCTTTTTAGAAATCTTTTTTATCAATCCAATGGATTCTGCTGGCGTAACACCTAACCAATTAAAATATTGCATTAATGATTCTTGGAATAATATGTATCCATGAGTATCTTTTAACACATCATCCAATTGAATAGATCCTGTTGTATATTTTTCTCTATTTAAAAATTGTTCCCTCCATGAATCAAATGATGGACGAATCGCTGCTGCGATATGTGCTCCATCTTCAAATGATGATATTTTATATCGTTTTGCTTGTTGGGAGCCATTGTCGCTATCAACTTGATTTAATGTACATGTGATTCCATTTCTAAATAAATCCCATATGCGCTTATCATTTTTTATAGAATCTAATAATTGATTAGCTGGAATAATAGGTTTCCCTATTTCTTTAAACGTCTCATCTATTAGTTTCCAAACTTTAACAATCAAATAATCATTTTTCAATACTTTGTATTCGTCTGCTTCTGATGATGTAATTAAAACACAAAGATTTTCCCCAAGTCTTGTTACTCCATATTCATATAACAAATTTTTGTCACTTAAAATATGAGCGCAAGGATGAACTGAGCCAGATACTATGGTTCCAACGTATTTTTTTGCTTCTTCAATAATAGATTCCCATTTTTCATTGTTTTCATAAGCTTCAAGATTTTTTGCAATTTCATTGAATTCATCAAAATCCATACCCTTTGACCGACATACATTTCTAAAAGCTTCTGAAATTTGCATGGTTCCAGGCGCATACATTGGGTAACAACCGTGTTCTCCCAATAATTCTCTTGATGCTTTGACAAATGGTTCTTGTTCTTTTACATTGAAATCTATATCCGGGAGACTGCGGTTTTCTAATAATCGTGCCGTAGAAGCAAATCTATCTGGGAATAATGGAAGATTTATTTTAAATCTATCCAATTGAGTCATTCCCAATATTTTATTTATATAAAATGATCCGCAACTACCTCTTCCTCCTCTGGTCAAAACTCCACCATATTTATTTACTGCCAAATCAACATTTTTCTCGTTAAAAAGAAAATAATCAGCCGTATGCACCTCATCATTCGTATCTTCAATTATTTTCATTTCATAACGAATTCCGTCTTTGTATTGTTTGAAATCTTCATCAGAAATATGTTCGTCTCTTCTAATTATTTTAAATCTCTTATTTATTTCTTTTTTAAGGAGTTTTACACGCTGATTTGGCGTAAGATTTGGATAAATAGTTGGCATTTTTATCGAATAATCAAGTTTAATCTCTTCGCAATCGTCGAATATTAACGTATTGTTTATTGCATCATTTATTTGCTTTTCGGATAACACATTTTGTTTTTTAAATCGTTCTATCATTGTTTCGGCAGTTGGATAATCTAAAATAAAATCATCTTCACTTCCATAATTGATATGCTTACCTTTGAGCAATTCAAGGCGTTCTTGTTTTCCACTTTCATCAATATAATGGGAATCATTTGCAGCAATTAAAGATAGTCCATATTTATCCGAAAAATAAATGGCTCGTTTATTTACCTCTATTTGTTTTGGATCTTGATGAGTTTGAACTTCAAGCATTACATTGGTTCCAAAATGTTTAAATAATGGCTTAAATATTTTTTCTATAGAATCTTTATCTCTCAAAAGCCCAGCAACACAGGCAGTCGTAATATAAACGTCATCTCTATTTAAAGCCAATAGATCTTTCATAAAGAATCTTGGTTTATAATAGAAGCCATTAATATTTGCCATGCTTGATACGTAATTCATTTTTTTTCTAGCTTCATCTGTTTTTGGAATTACGATAATATGATAATTCCTTTTATCTTTTTCTAAAGCATCCGGCACGATATATCCTTCAATTCCTGCTATACATTTAATACCGTATTTATTACAAAGAGTTCTGGCTTCAAATATATCCCCAAAACTACCATGATTTGTTGTAAAATAACTTGTATGTCCATATTCTAGTGCTTTTAAAATATATTCTTCTTGTTTGGTATTAGTGTCTGGCGAGAAAATATTGGAAACATGATCATGCTTATGATAATTATTATATCTCATATTGCATTTCCTCAATTTTCTATAAGTTGTAATAATGTATTCTCTTTTATTTCCGATAAGTTATTCTCATCGACTATTGCTTTTGCTTTGTTGTATGGGATTTTTTGAGAACGACAATAAGAATTTAATCCTATTTTTTTATCGTTATTTGATATTACAAAAATATACTTCGATGGTTTTGTAATATTAGAATTGTTTAAAATTTTCTTTTTTAGTATATCTAAATTATTCGGCAATGTCTTCAAAATCATTTGATCTATTTTTCTACTAGAATCCGCATCAAATGTAAGATATCTCTCATCTTTTTGTTGCCAACAATTTACATTAAACCTCTCTTTACACAATTTAATGTATAAATCAATTTCCTCTTGTGTATACTCCGCTAAACACAAAGTCCACGTATTTCCCCTGCTACCATCATCCAATATATGCAAACATAAACCAAATTCATTCAGCATTCCTATTTTTTCAATTCGAGGCATATTGCGAATTTCTTTTAATTGGTTTATGATACGTGTTTCAAATCTATAAAAAGGCTTACATAGATACTGATGATTGCTTCCAAAACTCGTATAAGATTCTTTATAATACTTCGGAGGCGAACTACATAAATCTTTTAATTGCTCATATTTCCAAATAACATAATCTTTTTCGTCAATAGCATGAGATTCTATGTATAATGGTTGATCTTCTCTTTTATCTATGTGTCCATCTCCAAGAGTTCCAAATAAAATAATTTGATACTGAACATCTGTCATTTCTTTATTCTCTTTAAATGTCCATCCATTTAATCTATGTATTTCCGAACACCATTTTTGAATAACTCTTAATGATGCTCCGCATTCATCCGCCATTTCTTGATGAGTCATTCCTTTTATTACATAACGTTCATAACACCAGTCATAATCTTGATAAACTGCCTTAAATTTAGGATTGTTATTTCTCATATATTTATCACCAAGCTTTAAACGTGAGCTGCGAGAACTTATCATTCCAATAGACATATTCATTTCCTTACTTATATCTTCAAAGGACAACCCGTTTTCATATAATTTTTCTAATTTCTCATCTTCGCCTTTTGTCCATTTGTGACGCTTTTGATGTGTTGATTGCGTAGAATCCAATAAATATCCATGTCTAATAAGCTGATTGTAATGTTTATTACAAAGTTCCTTATTTTGATATTCTCCCTCCTGATGCCAAATATAATATTTAACACTTTGGGTATCTCCGCATATCGAGCAACAATTTGTTAATTTTTGTAGTTTATCTGGTATAACTTTATGAAAATCCGTTGGTTTACCATTCTTTTTTATTTGCATCCAATGTCTATTACATAGACAAGCTTTTTTGTGAAAGTGTTTATCATCTTTTGACGACAGTCCGCATATAGAACATTCTACGTCTGGTAATGTTTTACCTATATTAATCAACCTCCTCAATCTCATCGCATACTGCTTTTAAAACAAATTTTCTTCCAAGAAAACCAGAATCTAATGTGCAACAAATCTCAAGCTCATCATTCATCATTGCATGATCATCCATTTCATCAAATGATCCATTGAAGTTCCACTTAATAATCTGGAGATAATCATTAGGTTTAACTACTAAATGCTTATAGTTGCTCATCTGCCCAATTTCATATTCTCTGATATCATTAATGTAAAACCTTACAGGTTTAAAGTTTTCGCCAGACACGAAATCAATCTTTTTAATATAATCGACCAATTTACGTGTTACATCAGAAATATCTATTTGAACATCTATATTAATTGTTGTATCTGATTTTAATTCAGGAAGATTTATCTCGATATAAGACAAGAATTTATTGAAATTGTCCTTTTTAATTTGAATACCGGCTGCCAATTCGTGTCCGTCAGCTTCTGCTAATTTACTATTGTTGCATATTTCTCTAAAATCATCGAATCCAATAGCTCTCATAGAACCAGCATATTTTTTACCAACATCTTTCAAAACTAATACCGGTCTTTGATATTTTTCTAATAACTTATTGCCAATTAATCCTGCAACACCATACGGAGTATCAATAATAGCAGTAAGCATCTTTTTATTTTTTTGACTCTCACACTGGCTTATTACATCCGGCATAAGTCTATTAACTTCTTCATTCTGATCTTCTTTACATTTTTTCAGTTCTTTAATATATTTCAATACCGTTTTATTCTCATCAGCAAGAAAAGCTTTTACAACAATCTCATTTTTACCCATTCTATTTGCAGCATTTATAATTGGAGCAACACTAAATGAAATTGCTGTACTATTAAACTGAAATCCTCCAATAATTTTTTTAATGGCAGGATTATATATCTTCTGAAGACCTTTATATACTATATATCTGTTCTCCATGACTGTCATATCCATCATATCAGCAACAATTCCACAAGCTGCTAAATCAATTAATTCATCAGCATAATCAGTTTCAAAACACTCATCTAAATATTTACAAAACTTCCATACTACTCCTGCGCCAGATAATTGTGGATTATCATAAAATCTCTGAGAAGATACAAATATTGTATATTCGTCATATGGGATATTGGGTTTAATAGCATGATGATCAAGAATGATAATATCTACACCCATTTCAAATAATTTTTTATATTGTTTTTCATTCTTATCCAAACTATCTACAATAATTAATAGGTCAAAACTTTTAAACTTGTCCAAATTCTGACCCTTTAATCCATGCATTTTGCCTTCATCAATAAATGGAACCACTGGATAACTTATAAAATGCTGTAAATATCTCGTCATTATTGCACCGGATGTCGTACCATCTGTATCAGTATCCCACAATATCGCAACGCTTTCTTCATTTTTAATAGCTTCTATAACTCTATCTGCTGCTTTATCAATATTGACCAAATCTTCAAGTGGCAATAATGCATCTTCTGTTGGTTCTAAAAATTTATCTATATTATTAATTCCACGTTCTTCGAGAATTGTATTAAAAATCTCTTCTTCATACATTCCTCTGCAATCGTTCTTGATATTATAATTCGTCATCATCATCCCCTATCATCTTTATCTCATTTGTTAATATGTAATCCAATTTTTCTTTCCCCATGTCGGATGGAGAAACTTTATCCGAATAATCTTTTCCAAAAAAATCCCAATATCCAATCTCTAATTCAATAAATCTCGAATACCCTTGCAGCAATTCTATATTTCTCATGATGTATTCCATTTTGTAGCCTACATCATGCATAAAAATTATCTTTTGTGGATTAAGCTCAAGAAGTATTTGTATCTGCTTTTTACTTATACTTCCGCTACCAAGTGCAACACAATTTCTTATTCCGTATGTATAACATTGCATAACTGATTTTTCACTCTCAAAAATTAAAATCACTCCATCTGCCAAAAAGTTATAATTCTGTGAGAATCCATATAATGTGTTGCTCATCTGGCAAGGATATTTATAAAAATATTTCATTTCTCCGTCTTCGGTATCATAATTAAATCTTTCTTTTATTCCCATTAATTGACCAAATTGATTGCGTATTGGTATGGTAATACCTTGAGATTCAACGTCATATCCTATCTCGAAAAACTTTTGAGCATTAAGGGATATATTGTCTTGAAGAAATCTCAGATTACCAAAATGAGAAAATTCATTTAATACAGACTCGTCATATATTTTAGATTCTGAATTTGTACGTCTTTTCCTAACCCTTTCATAAAATCCTCCAAAGATACCTCTTCTTTCAAAAAAATCATAATAATCAGTGATTCCAATAACCTTTTTTACTTCATTTAAAACATCAGAAAATTCCACATGTCGCTGTGACATAATATAAGAAAATAAATCTTTTTGAATATTTCTGGCATAATCATGAACGTATAAAAATTTATTCTCTTTTAATTTAATTACGATTGATTTTTTTGATGAGACTTCATCTCTACCGAATTGCATATATTTTTCTCGAATGATAATATTACAATATCCGAAATGTTCTAAGACATCTTTGAGTTTATCCGGGTGATTTAATAATTCTTTCTTAATATCTTCAAGCATATCACCTTAATACTCCATTTTTATTTTATTTCTCCGTGTTTTGGTCGGCATTGTGCTGCCTCTCTGAAAATACAGTGATCTCCATCATATTTGAGTAAATAGGCAATTCCGTTATCACTAGAATTTGCACCGCTTCGACACTTCTCTGTAAATACCATTCTCCATACAGCTGTCGGATCTGGTTTATATTCTTCTTCAATCCATTTATCGTTTACTTTCTTTAATCTGAATGGACGACAATAGAATTTATTTTTTTCATCTAATTCTTCTGTGTAAACAGTGCGCATCAAAAATAGATTTTCAAGTACCTCTTTAATTTGTTTACCATTAGAAAGAACTCCTGCATCCAGAAATAACTTACCTTTCATATATTCTGCTAACTGTACAGAAGCCAAAACAATAAGATTGTATTTTTTTGCAAGCTTATCTAGCTCACGGCTATCCCTTACAAGTGAAAGATCCTGTCTTGCAGATGAAAAATCACTTTCTTGGATTTTAAATGTATCGTAAAGCACTGTATCGTACCCATATCTTAATACGTTTTCACGAATCTTCTTTTTTACAACACTCATATTCGCTTCGTTGATAGAGATGAACTTGACTCTTCCCTTATAATTTTCTCTCCAAAATTTTTGTACATTTGCTAACTGTTCTCTACTTTCAGTGGAAATATCGCCAGAGATCATTTTCTTTTTTGTCAACTTAAAGTATCGATTACGTTTTCCTAGCAACCAGATTATAAACTTGATTTTAAATTTCTTAACATTTTCTTCGTTGGAAATAATTAAGATTTTTCTATCATAATTCAGAAGTGCCATTAGAACAGTGATCCACCATGTTGACTTACCAGCACTAGAAAATCCACCCATCATAGATAAAGTACCTTCAAGGAATCCCATTATCTGACGAGATAGAAATGGAAAACAATTTATCTCTTCACCATTTTTATCAAATCCAGCAGTATCAAATGGTACGCCATTTTCTTCTCCTTCAGCACATGATTCTATAAATTCATCGTCAAAGTCAATTTCTTCTTCTTCAAGAATCTTACTTGAGTAACCTGTTCCATAAGAACTTATTCTCGATTCGTACCAATCAGTTACTTCTTCTGATGTCATCTTGCGAAATAATTTTAACGGAACAATCTTCTTACCTTTACTTTCTATTTCTTTAAGAAGATTAAATCCATCATCATGCATCTTTAAGATAATATTCTCTCTATATAAAATATCTATATATGTATCAAAATTCTGCACATTGATAATATCTATCTGGTGCTGAATAGCTTCCCATCCACCCTTATCTTCATATATTTCAATGGTTTCTTCTGGAAGATTAGATAAAATAGTCACTTCATCTAATGAGTAGAATCCTTTTTTACGAAGTTGATTAAGCATTGCAAAATAGAATCTTCCATCTGCTGTAATGAAGTTGTCTCGCTCGAAACATGTATCGTCCAACAACAACATATCTTTAAAAAAGCAACTTACTACATTTCCCTCTGTCTCTATCCGATTTTTTAATAATTGTGCCGGATATTTTTCTTTTACACCAGAAATATATTCTGCTATGTTAATCACCTTCCTTATTCAATTTCATCAAGTCCTCTACGTTTCTTCTTCCGTTTATAATGATTTTCTATAATCTCTACTTCTACTTGTTTTACAGGAGTGTATTCCTCTTCTTTTTCTTTCTTATAATCTCTAAGATTATTGTTTAAGATGGCAGAAAAGTATCGAATCTTACCATATTCTTTTTCAAAATCTCGATGCATTACTTCGTATAAATAATCAAAATTTTCTTGTAAATAAGATAAAATCAAACTATAGTTATAATTTTTAACGAGAGCATTTATTTCTTTGAAAATCGCTGTATTTGTAACAACATATCCAAATATTTTATTAATGCATTCATATGTATCATCTTTCATTTGTCGTGCAGAAATAATCTCGTTGTATTCTTGTTCATTGCAGTAGTAGGTATTGACTTTACCTACTACTACTTTGAATGCTGTTTTTTGATCTATTCTTGCACCACATTTACGACATTTTACTGTCCTTCCCATAGTAGTGCACACTCCTATTTCATCATGTCATAAATCTTTTTCAGACCATCTTCATCAACATCGTTGAGTTTTCCATACTCAGCAATAACTGATTTCACCTGAGATTTAAGCTCTTTATCCTGACACTCTTTAAACATTGTTCTAATTACAGAATTAAGATCATCTGGATAATCTGATGCTACTTCTTCTGATGTATCGACGCTATCTTCCATGTCAATATCATCAATATCTTCACTAACTGAGTTAGATGGTTCTGTACTCAATGGAGTCTGAACAGCAGGTTTAACTTCTGCACTTACTTTAGGTCTTTTACTAAGTTCAGTTTTAGATTTCTCCATGCCTTCTTCCACTACTTTGACGAATTCTGCTCCCATATCTGGTTTGTCGAAAATCATAAATTCTGGCACTGCCCCATCTGCAAATCTTCCACCTGCATCAATGAGTGTCGTACCTCTAAAGTAAAGCTTTCTTACTTCGTCTGTAGCATATTTCTTAGTTTTATCTCCAACTTTCTTCTCTTCAAGATCACGATCAATTACTCCTGTAAGAGTCACATCGAAGATATCCCCGAAAGCAGCTTCATAATCTGCGCCCATATTGGAAGATAACTGCATATATCCATCTTCATCAAGACCACCTTTTTCTTTAATGGTTTTGAATTTTGTATGTGCAATTACCCACACGCCAAATCCAGCAGCCTGAAGTTTTGACATATAAGGCTTAATAATATCATTTGCCGAATATTTTTCTCCTGCCGTATATCCTCCAAATGCTGCTTTAATTGATTTGCATTTCTTATTTGGATTTTCAACATTTGACTGACGAATCGTCTCTGCATCAGCAAGAAGCGCAAGTTCATCTCCTGTATCGAACGCTACAATTTCGATATTATGCTCAATACCTTTCTTCTCAATTAACCATTTTTCAAGTTCAACCATATCCTTATATGATGTCACCTGCGTAACATTTAAATTATCAAGCATTTTATATCCGATCTCGTTACCACAGCCGACAAGAAGTCCTCTCGATGGGTCACCATATTTTGCGAGAATAACGTCTCTAAAAAGTGTGGACTTACCAAATTTTTTTGTACTTCTAAGATAAATTGAAAGGTTTTTGATATCTGGTTTAATTACATTAACTTCTGGTTTCTTAAATGCCATATGTATTTATTCTCCTCTTATATATAATTTGTTTTGTTGATTAGAGAGCACAAAGCTCTCTAACTTATAATTCATCATCATCGTCTACATCATCTACTTTTTCATCTTCAAAAAGATCTTCGTCATCCTGAACCTCTTCTTCGATAGGTTTAATGATCATGTCCTCTTCAGTCCAAACTGTATCTTGACGACCTTTTGTAAATCCACGGGCAGGTTTTACAAACTGGTATTCTCTAATTCGCTCTCCATAAACATCTCCTCCAAGATCCGCCCGAATGTCCTCCATAGTAATAATTCCTAGATCAAGGTCTTCTTTCTGCTCATCTGTAAGCATGTTCTCAGTAATTTCCGTCTTCTGTGCTCCATTAAGCATATTTACAATTGCTCCGTATTCTTTAAATGAATCATCCTCAACAATAAATTTATGTTTAATTGCTTCTGCTTTTTTCTTTGCTTTTGGATCGCTATCGTCCGATGGGACTGGAATTGTAATTGTAACTGGTACTGGGATGTTAGATTTACGTCCCTGATCGTATTCCATCATATATCCATTTACGAAATACTTACCTTTTTCTTCTACGCTTAAATCATCTAAACTATCTTTATTAAAGATAATGTTAATCGTCGCTGTCGAAGATGGCTCTGCATCGTCTGCTGCAAGGTAAATTCTGCTTGGTACATATGACTCATAAACTCTCTGATTTTTTTCTGAATAATTATAGTCGCCATTTCCTTTAATAAGGAACATCTTATCTTTATACTTCTCGCTATTAATTACCTTTTTAATAAAGTCGATGTAGTCCCATTCGGAAATGAACTCATGTCTTCTTTTTTTACTCTTCTCGTAAGCCTCTACAACTTCATCTTTTGATTCAAGATCTACTTCTTTTAATTCTTCATCTGTAAGTTCTTTTCCTTCATGAAGTTTCTCCGCCATATTCTGAAGTTTGTATCTACGTCCTGGTTTTTCAAGATCGAAAATAAACTTCTTAAATTCTGCAACTTCTGCAAGTCTAGGAGAAGTTAATCTTTCTTTGAAAGGAATCTGAATTGACTCACCTTTTACTTTGTTTCCATTTTCATCAGTACCGCCTTTTGTGAATGTGTAAATATCACCATGACCATCTTCAAAAGCACCAGCTGTAACTGAAAGCATATGCCGATTATCACCACAGGTAGCGTTAAAAAGCAACTGCTTTCTTACCCAACCAGACGGATATTTGTTTTCTGTGTACGGCTTGAATTTCTCAGTCTCCTTAGAAATACTGAGTTTTCCAATCATGTCATAATTCATTAAATGAATCCTCCTTATATATGTATAATTTTTTTGTTATTTATTTAAACGTCCATACGGACGGAACACAGAAATAAATTTATGTAAATTTCTATGTAAAAGGTGATTTTTGAGTATAAAAACCCAAGGGTATGCCTGTCCACCCATAAAACACAAACTTATTAAATTGTTTTGTTATTGAAATTTTTGAACGAACTGTTCAAGATTATTTAGATATTTTCTTCGAAAATATTACCTGTTACTTCATACATTTCCAAATCGTTTAATTCACACCATGACTCAAAATTATCTCTTTGAACATACCAACCTACATTCATTCCAAGGAATTTATTTTCGCCATTGCCATAAGAAACTACGTTATATAGTTTTCCGTTTAGAATATCATTCTCAAAGATTAACTTACCATTCTTATCATGGCTACCAGTACATCTGCATAATGTCGAAGGATCTATTTCTTCGAAGCCATCTGTTTCTCCATGTGAATAAAATACTGTTGTAGGATCAAATATTACATGAATTTCTTTATCATACATATCTAATCCTTTTACGTAATACCCACAAATCCATTCACCATCGAACGTTTTTGCTTTGCATAATTGTATTTCCATTTTTATTTTATCCTCTATTTCTGTTGAAAGATTAGATTCTTCCGTTCCTATCATTCGGTGCTTTATCTGATCCAGAGTTGAAGAATTTGTTCTTATACTTATATTTTCTTTTATAATCACGAAATTCTCTAAGCAATTCATCATACATCTCTTCAAGCTTCTTCTTTTGATCTTCAGTTTCTACAATCTCATCTTCTACATAATAAGTAATTGAACCGTCGGAACTTCGAAGCCTTTTCTTTATTACCACAATCTGCATAATATCTGCCAAAAAGAACTCTTCATTTTTTTCTAATAAGGGAATATCTATGTCATATTCTCCAATCACATCATCGGCAATTACCTTATCTGTCTTTTTTAAATAGGTTTCACCAAACAAATCGGTCACATATTTCCCAGCGACTTTTCTTTGCCGGAATATACTCTTTACTGTGTCTGCCATTCTTATTCTCCTTCATATAATTTTAAAGTTCCATCTGAATTATAGATAGGTGTTATGCCAAAAGAGTATCCTGCTTCTTCTATAAAATACATTACTTTTGTATTTTTATCATAAGAAACTTTCGTATTTTCGGTTTTATAAATATCAACAAGATCAAAATATTTATTTCCAAGCTTGTTGTTTGTTGGCGTTATGTCTCCACTACCACACCCTGTCAAACCAATACACATTGATAATCCAAGTACGATTGCTACAATTTTCTTTTTCAAAATCTCACCACCTTGTTATTCTCCAACCAAAATCCACAATCTTCTCTTCTTACTTGCTTTCAGGTTATCAATAAAATCAAGCTTATCCAAACTTATCATAAGATTTGGTTTGTTACGCCGGATCTCACTGATTGATGGATAAATACCTAATTCCACAAGAATTTTTGGAAGAAATCTTTCTTCTGTGCAATAAGTTTTCTCCTCTTCCATCCTTGTCCAATCCTCTTCGTCCGAAGCAAACATATCTTTTGGATCTACTATTGGAGTTCCTATTACTACATTCTCTATGTAAGCCATATTCTCACCTCAAATAACCTAAATGAAATCTATGATTGCTCTGCAACCGTAAAGTGAATATTTTCTTTAATTTTTTCAGTATCATTGCTTCTCTTTTCTTCTTCACATAATTTTAAGAATTTATCCGCATCATAATTCTTTCTTTCAATTAGTGTAACAGAGATTACAACCTCGTCTCCGTCATTTACCCTTTCAACATTTGATATTATCGCTTCTTCAAATCTTTCTTTGTCGGAATCATCTAAACAATTATATACACCTTCATTGTCTAAGTGTATTTCCATTCTATAAGCCATTTTTTATCTCCTCTTAAAATGTCACTTTCAACCGGTTATTTATTCTTTGAATTCGTTGTTTTAGCATTCTGAATGGATTTCATAAGCTGAAGGTTGTCATTAAGAATTAATGCCATTGCCTGATCTTCTGAGAATCCTGTTTTTACATATGCATCATACATATTTCTTTTATTCTCTGCGACTACTTTGTAATAGTCATCGTTCTTCACAAAGTCCTTCATAATCTCAAGCATTTCTTTACATACCATATATACAGTAGGCTTATATTTGTTGATATATTCTTTAATCATATCATCCAATGAAATATCCTTTGGTTCTTCTGTATCTAATCCCTCTGAAAGCATTTTTCTAAGTGCCATTTTTGTCATTGCATCCATATTATTTATTCTCCTTCTTTTCTTTATCGTGCTTCTTCTTTGCAATCGCAGCTCGATTGGCTCCTAACTGATTATCCAGCTTTGCAAAAATACTTTTCATCTTTCCATAATGTGTTCTCATAATTTTTATTCTCCTTTTCTTTATTTTAAATATGTTTGAATCATATCAACGATAATTTTTCTGGGAAAGTTCTGCATGTAATAATTGTAATAATATTACTAAAAATCATTGAAACTGAACCTATCATTCCTGCTCCAGATAATACCCATGTAAGTATAGCTGCAACATCCCAGTCAGTTAATTCTTCAATTTCGTCATATTTCTTTTTACAAAAAATTCCAATTTTGATTCCAATGCAACTAATAATAAATAAGATAATTCCAGAAATTAGCCACATTGTTGCAATTGAGAATTTGTAATTTACACATTTAGCCATTAATTCTTTTAAATATGGCTGTACATTTTTACTTGACCAATCAATAGCAAGTCCAAACTTATCACATAAATTATCAAGAACTTTAATAATCTGATCTGAAACCATTTTTATCCCTCACCTCCTATACAGACCAAATAGCAAAGTACGAATCGTGCTTGTTATATGGCTCTCTGCTGATAATATCCTTATCTGTATATTCACCATTCTTTACCATTTCTGTAGCAATTTCTTCGCTATCCGCTTCGATTTTGCCATGAATCATCTGCTCATCTTGTTCCATTTGAAATTCAAATTTCATTGTAAATTTTCACTCCTTTTTTGCTTATTTTTAAGTGATTGTACAGGAATCGAACCTGTTTCTCCTTATATAAATAAGATATGTTACCATTACACCAACAACCGACCAACTTGGAGGTATTTTATAAAACTATTTTGACAACTTTATGTCACCAAAACGATCATACCGGACTCGAACCGATATCTTTTCGCCTTTAATAGACGATGTTTTTTCAACCCATTAAACTAATGATCGCTAAATATTTAGAAGAAATGATATAATATACAACTCTAGATCCGTTAGATAGGTTATGTGATCAAAATAAACTACCTTTCGTAGTAACCCCTATTGTCGTACCACACGTCCTCTAAATATTTATTTTTTTCCGGAAAACTTGCTATGTCTACCACTACTCAGCCTACGGTCTTTTCATGCCAGTGAAAAATTATACGGATACTTACACATTTACTACTCGACCTACGTTTCTTTCATATATGACGATCATTGTATAATCTCTTTGTTCTGCTGATTCTTTCCGCATCATTTACTCTTGCAAGCGTCATCCTACAAGTACAGCACTTTTACATCCTTTCGCTTCCTCGCTGTTCAGATGGATTTTATAATGTCTTGTCTGACGAAGATGGATGGTGGATTCGAACCACCTTTATAAGATTCGCTACCTCAAAGGTGCATCTTTTCGATAATTTCACTTACAACCACAGCGTTCCTACTCGTACTAGAACCTGTCATGCACAACAAAATTCGTTCTGTTGCTGTCACCCACCGGAATATAAGCGTACCCATGATTTCGCACATGACCAATTACGCAATGTCTTAAGCGCACTTTTCACTAACCTTTATTACAGAGTGCTTTGGAAAAGTGTAAGGTCAAGTATCTCTCATGGAGCGTACCCGACTTGAACGGGTGATCTTATGCTTATGAGGCACATGCATTAACCAACTATGCTAACGCTCCAGAAACTTACAACTTTTATGAGGTAAGTTGCCAACCTGTTTGTGATAAAGCATTAAATTTAGAAAGTGATGTCTGATTGATAATTCAGACAAACTAGGCTGGTGGGGTTTGAACCCACGAAAGATAGACGATTCAAAGTCGCCTGCGTTAAACCACTTCGCCACAGCCCATTGTAATTTACAGTAGTTTCTTCATCTATATATTCTCTATATTGATGCCAATCCCAACCCACTGCTTAACCAATTGGATTTTGATGTGAGAGATTTATACTCCCCTCTCACATATTTAGTATGAAAAAATTTGTATCCCGTGTATCATCATACAGGAGGAAACATTATTTATAATATATTCACCATTTACCAGCCCAGAGGACAACTCAAAGTCAATTACAACTATACTCGCAACCTTTTGTCTGGGATTTTATAAATCTTTATATCTTTTATCTTTACTGTTTAAACTTTGTACTAATGAAAAACTTTGAATCTTTAACTTTACTCTTTAAGATTTATAACTTTTAGCTTTATGGCAGTTTCACAACTCATACCGGAGGATTCATATCATCTTAATATTTGGTGTTTACTTTAGCATAGTAAGCCATCTGTTTTGTAAAAATTATATTCTTTATGTATCAGTTTGTTTATCTTTTTACATCGGAGTAACTGATAAAAACTCAGATGAGTCATAGTCTAAAGTTTTCAGTAAACAATGAATAATTACCTATTTATATATTCTCTATTGAATTAATATTCAATAGTGATATCTGTCGTTGCATTACTTACACTAAGAGCAGCATCAATTCCGGCTTTGAATTTAGAAATCTCATCTTCCAGTTCATCGATTTTATTCTTGATGTCAATTGGATCAACCATCTCATATGTATGAGAATCGATATAAGCTTTTCTTGCTTTCTCATACTCATCTGTATTCTGTTTTCCTTCTTTTGAACCAAACATTCCTGTGACGTATTTTTCAGCAGCTTCAGCAAGCTTGTCACCATTTTCTTTATTAATTTTGCTGCAAGCTCTTACATACTGATCTTTCATTTCCTGTAAAAGAGTCTCTTTTAAAGCAATACCATGCTGTTTCATATAGATAGCTTCTGCAACTGTATACTCTTCATATTCTCCTTTAAGATGTTTTTCTGCATTGGAATTCGTAATTGCTCTCTTAATTGCGATTGCTCGTTTAATCAAATCATTAGATTTGTCATATCCGGAAACAATCGTCTTCTTGAATTCGTCAATGCTTATTCCATTAATCTTCTGATTTGAATGGATGTTTTCTTTACAAAATGTAGATGTTGCTACTGTGTTGTAGATTCTGCTATCGAGAATCTTAAGTTCTGCTAATCCCTGATGAATTGTCATTGTCTCTTTTGTCATAATAATTTCTCCTTTTTATCTTTAAATTTTAAACTTTGTACTTATTTATTCTCTATTTTTTAAATCTTCTCTGCATCTATTTAACAACCGAATAACAGTTTCGATTAATGTATATTCGCCTACTTTTTCATAACAATTGCAATCCAAGTCAATTGTTTCTATACATCCATTTTCGTTAATTGCCGTATAGTAATAATCACCATCGTCATCAATCACAATCATTAACATATCTTCTTCATTATCCAAAAGAATATCTCCATCAGACGCATCTTTTACATATTCTTTAGAAGACACTTCCCAATCGATTGCTATATAATCCGACAGTTCGAATATATTATTTTCTAATTCCCATTCACATCCTTTCTCTTTGAAATAAGTGTGCCCATCTTCAATTTTGAAAAATATGTCTGGATCTAGTTTTCTGAAACATATCTTACCTTCTTGCATAGCTTTAATTGCTTCCGTAAAATTCATAGTTTTCATCCTCCTCTCTCTTATATTCTCCATCTAACCACTTTTCACAATCAGTTAATGCGTTATCATAATATTCATACGTTTTTCCACTTGGCGATAACCATTTATCTGTCTGTGATGATTTATGTACTAAATATGGAGATAATTCGACTAACGACATTTTTCTTATTCTGTATTAACCTTTTCATACACTTGTAAAAACTAATTAAGTATTCATTTTTTATTGAAAAGAATCCTGCACTGGCATAATAACACCAATATATTTTTGTTAATAATTTAATATCATCGTCTGAATACCCATAAGCTTTCAACGTTAATTTGCCAATACATCCATCTGTTGATATATTATTTTTTCTCTGGAAATATTCAATTAATTCAAGTTTTTCATCAACAGATTTCATAATTATGTATTCTCCTTTCTTCTTTCTTTTGATTACCACACAGAGTTTTGACGCTCTGCATGATTGGAATTATTTTTAATTATTTGTTATCAGTGACAACAGTGCTCGCTCCGGTGGTCGTCACCCATCCGAACTTAAGTCTTGCTTCTGCTTCTTTCATACGAATAAGTTCATCTGTAATAGATGAAGAAATAACTCTATTTGATTCTGCTTCAGCATTAGCTTTTGTAATCTGAATCTGAGCATCTGTCTCTGCCTGAATCTTTTCTGTCTCTTTCTGTACTTTTACTTTCTGCTGTTCTGCTTCTGCCTGCTGTTTTTCCTGTAACGCAGTTACACGATTATCGATTGCAGTTTTTAATTTATCATCTGGGTGAACATCAATAATTGAAGCATCAAGAACCTCAATACCGTATTTTTTAGTAAAATCTTTATTCAAATATTTTGTAATATCAGAATTAATCTTAGATCTGTTTCCAGAATAGATATCCATCATGGAATAATCAGTTGTTACTTCCGAAATTTTAGATTTAAGAACCGGCTTAATTCTACTTTCTACAATATCGTCTCCATCCATGCCACGGAATTTCTTATATGTATTCACTACTGTGTCTGGATTGTATCTATAAGACATCTGAAAACTGATTGCAATACTTGCATCATCCGATGTAGCAACTTTGAAAGAATCATCATTCTCGCTACCTTCACGTTTATCCTTTGACATTACAAGAATTTCATTACTTGTTGAAAATTCTTTTACTTTTTTAAGTGGCGAAATAAAATGAATTCCTGGCTGTAATGTTTCTTTCTGTACTCCATCCTTGTAGTTATATACAATTCCTGTTTTACCAGTTTCAATAAGATCGCAAGATTTCACTCCAAAAGCTCCGCCTACGACTGCTACCGCTACAATTAACCCAACTAATCCTTTTTTTCCTTTTTTCATATAAGTTATTCTTCTCCTCGTTTCATTTCTTCCTCTGCTTCTTTGTTATCTTTGAGCATTTTCAGTCTAATCTTATTTGCAATCATCATTGATACACTACCAACAATTGTCACAATCAAAACTGCTAGAACTGCCCATCCTAAAAAGATTACCCACATATATATTCTTCACATCCTTTCTATTTGTTTTAGATCATCTATAACAAAGATGAGTCAAAAATAATAATGACCATCTTAGCCATACTTATTTATTCTCCATCTATAACCACATTTATCGGATATAAACGGTCTTTACAATACTCAATAAACATATCTGATGGCGCATAATGTCTTAGTTCTTCGAATGTCATATTGCCATTTATATAATGATATGAATCAAAATTTGGGTCTTTTTTATTTAATATTCTCGGGAAATGTATAACATTATAACAATCATCCCATAAAGATACTGCGTCCTCATGAATACTATCGTAAATATTGATTGCTTCTTGGTCGCTCGATGCGAAAATAAATTCTGATTTTCCTAATATTTCATCTCTTGCTTTAAGAAATGGCAGTAATGCATTTCTTGTATTAAACGATAGTGCAAGCTGAACTCTATAAATTTTCTTCATTCTTGTATTCTCCAAATCTCTAACAAGCTGTCATTGTTTTCTTCTAAATGTTATAAAATTATTTATTATTTGCTATCTGCTACAACAATGTTTGCTCCCTGTGTAGTCACCTCTCGGTCGCATTTATTTATTCTCCATTCTTATAACGAATCACAATAACGGCTATGTCTTCATTTGGATATGAAATATTCAAAATTTTTCCATTAACTGTTTCACAAGCTTTTGTTACCCTTTCTACGAATTCAGTAAAATCTTCTTTAACCGTTACATAATCGTGAAACCCCATTGTGCCTTCATCTCTTTTATAGCTTTTTCTCTTTGCTACAAATTGTTTTATTTCTTTCATTTATACTCCTCTCATTATGAAATCCCGATTTCATTTTGTCTCTATACAGCCTGTTTATTTGCACCAAATCGTACCATTTTCATCCTGAATCTAACCAGCTCTCTCAATTGTGTGTCTGGATTTACAACATCCAAAATAAGGTCGTTTTATTACGCTTAAACCATCTGTATAGACAAGATTACCATCCAAGTTTTTTATCCTGTTGGTCACATGCGAAGCATTCCAATTTGATTTCACTGAGTTTTAAATACTCAATACTATCACTAATTTCATATTCTCCATCGTCTTCTGAAAATACTTCGCAAAAGCCAATGAGCAAATCTTTATTCGGAAGCTCTATCACTTCTTCGATAATCACTTTTTTGTATTCGTTACACATATACAAAGATTCATCACTAAATTTATTATCCATCTCATACGGAGTAAATAAACCTGGCTTCCTATATTCCAAAATCCGGTAGATTCTATCTCCAAAATCGTGAAGCCATGTTTCTAAATCTGTGTTACATGTCATTACGAAAACCATCCTTTCGTAAAATCATAACCATCCTTATCATGGAAGTATAATGGTTCTCTACTTTCATCTATCCATCTTTTCTCATTGTAAGGATCTAATTTATGATACTCTACATGGTCATATGGCATTTTAATATCATAATCATCTTTAGTAGACTCAGTAAGATAATCTTTCCCACCAAAAATTTCATTGTAGTTTCCTTCAGGAACATACTTCATATAACGTACAGGCTGTTCGTTTTTCCAATTAATAAGTTCTTCTTTCAATTCATCAATAGAGAATCTTTTGTTATATTCATCAAAGATTTCTATATCAATCTTATGAAATTCTAAGAATTTAAGCATATCATCCACTGATTTATAAGCGTTTTCATGCCACTCAAATAAAGGTTTCCATCCACAGCTTCGTTTTCCTATATGTACTTCATATCCAAAATAAGGTAAATCTGTAAGTTCATATTCATTGTCAAAATACTTCGTCACAAGCTCCTTATCCTTCATTATCATATAGTAATTTGTTCCCATGCCATCACCTCCTAATAGCCAGTTATTACACTCCTTAATGTTTTTATATAATTCTCAAGTTCTTCAAAATCATAGAAATTAATACCGGCAATTGTTTGTGGGAACGCTAATATATTCTCCGCTTCCGGCTGTTCGTCTATTAATTCATTAACATATTTAATTCCACACATGCCAGTACCCAATGTCTCGTTATAGAACTGATTTTGAAGTCTTTCTTTGCTTATGAAGCTCATATTTCATTTTACTTTTTAGGAAAATTTGGCTGATCAGCCTTTGAATAGAATTGCTTCTATATTAGATTATTCTCTGTTATAATTCCGATATCTCACCTCTTACACACTAAAATATCGACATCTGTATCTGTAAAAATACTTTTAATCTGTTCTGAAACATCAACCCAATTTAATCTGTCTAAACCACAACCAATTACAGGCATTGCAATCTTCTTAATATCGTTTTCTAAACAAATCTGTTTCATCTTTTCGAGTGCAAGTCTCATTGTGATAATTGTTGGCTTATAAAAATATCGTTCTTTTGTGATAAGATTGAATACCTTGCCTTCTAATAAACAGTCGCCACCAATTCTCTTATGAGTGTACTGATTGAGATAATCTGGATATTTTGACTGTAATTTTCTTTTCATATCAAATCTTTTATTAAACTCGACCACAATCCCCTTACCCATTCCAAAATCCGCACTAATACAATGTGCTAAATTGTAATCTTCTGATACTGTAAACAAATCTTTATTCTCTTCACTGTATTTCATTCATTTCACCTCACTTATTCTTTATATGGTTCAGGTAATGGCATCCAAGCTCTCATACCACCTAAAATTCTTCCCCAATACCATTTTCCATCAATATCTTGTAGCCTTTGAACTTTTGTTACCACGCCTCTATTCGTAGTAACAAGCACATTAATTACTTTCTTACATCCGTATCTTTTATCATCTTCTGGCATTTGCCCTTCGACACATTTAATCCATTCCAATTATTATTTCACCTCCTCAAAATTTCCGACGAATCGTGAATTTCTTACATCTTATTTATTCCCATAAATATTTTTCTAAATCTCTAAGATAATCATCAAATAATACTTCAAATTTTTCATTAGAAATTTCATTATAAAAATCAATAACATCTAAGTCTGATTCTCTATGCATTAATCGTGTTATATTTTTTGTCCATAGACCAAGTACCTTAATTTTAATTGAAAATTCATTCCAACAATTATCGCTAAGTCCACTATATAATACTAAACATTTGGCATAGTCTTCATTTGGTTCGTCCAATAATTCAAGAATCTTAAATGCTTTAATTTCCTTATTGTTATTGCCAACATTATCAATACCTGTTTTCTGAATAAAACATTTCCCAATGAGCCTCTTTCTCTCTTCGATTTTATTATTTCTCTTCTCATTTAGAAGCTGTTCCTGATATTCATTACGCTCTTTTCGCATCTTTTCTATATCTTTGTCAAGTTCTTTGATATGCTCTTTTCTTTCTTCATCCGTCATATTTTCACCTCACTTCGATTGAAACAAAGCTTTCGTCACCCTTTTAAATCCATAAATGTCGGAACCATTTTGCAAATAATTGCAGTCCTTCGCTAATTACAGCTTGTCTTCTCTTTCCTTCAGCAAGACACGAATTTCTAATTTTGGTTACATATTCGTCATCATACTTAGATTCAGCCCTTATATAATTATATTTAGGATCATCTAACCACCAATCATCCTGGCTAACCACATATTCAAAAGCAAGAATCATCTTATCTAAAGCTTCATCCCATTTTTCAGGTGTATCCATTTCTTCTATGCCGGGATAGCCAATATTTTCTTTCTTAAATCTTTTAAGTCTTGGAAGAACAAAATTTGCAATAGTGATATCAAGGCTCCACAAATCACTATATGGAACATACTTGCCATGTTTCTTCAACCATTTCTTTCGTTGACGTTTTCTCATAGTTATATTCTCCTTATTTTAGTTCTCTGAATATAAATTTCTCTCCACATTTTCCGCACTTTATAGTTCCAATAGTACCAATAGAACATGGAATAAACTCAAATGTATAACGACCGCCAATTGCTCCGCCAATTCTTTCATTACATTCAATCAGACCGTGAACTTCTCTATCATGCTTTTCTTTCCAAGTTTCAATAGCTTTCCATTCATCGTCTGTGATTGGGAATCCTCTATTATATTCTCGCTGCATTTTTGCTAATTCAGCTTTCATTTTTTGAAGTTTCTTGTCTTTATACTGAGAATCTGTAAGCTCTTTGATTTGATTCCGCAAGTTATTAATTGTTCTATTTTTGTCGTCGAATCTATATTGAAGCATTTTCATACACTTATCTACCGGTTCTACTTCTACGTATTTTCCATCAATAAATGTTCCATAGCTTAATTTATCTAAATCCATACTGTTTTCACCTCAATTCTCGAATTATCTAAACACATCAAAAATGATTAATTTATAATCCGGTGCAAATTTATCTTCATCTTCAATTACGCCAATTTCTTGCAGTCTTGAAAATTTTTCTAATACTTCCTCTTCTATTTCATCGAAATTACGGTCTTCTTCCTCGTCAAAATTATGAATTGAATATTGAATTGAATCTATATGTTCATATTCTCCAGACACAGCAAAAATATATCCAAGAAACAACTTATCTTCGTAATCGTCAAACAACTGAATTTCTCTGTTAACTTGATTACAAGTATAATCTTCCCATTCTTTAGACCATTTCCATTCATCATATTTTTCTGTTTCATGATTTGTAAGGTCATATCCTAAAATTACATATGTCGATTTTTCCATACTCATATTTTTTCACCTCTCTTGTATATTCTCTGAATGAAATGTTTCTTTCTTACGAATTAAAATATTTCACAATTTGATTACCAATCCATCTTCCCATAGGAACGGCAACGGCATTTCCAATCTGTCTATATGCATCATTCTTTGTCCCACAGAATTCAAACCAATCAGGGAACCCTTGTAATCTTGCATACTCTCTAACTGTATATGGTCTTATTCTCTTTCCGTCTTTTACAAGCCTTGTTCCTTTATCTTTTGCATAATGTGCTACACAAGTCGGAGATAAATCATCCATATCAGGATCAGATATAATCGGTTTATCTCTGTATTTACCATTAATTCTGTTATATACATATTGAGGGATATCTACTTCAGCATCTTTCTCAATAACATCTTTTAATCTCAATGGTTTCTCGTCTGGATAATCAAAATTAGTAAACGATTTCTTACTACCAATCAAAATTAATCTTTTTCTTTCTTGTGGCAACCACATATTAGCATTTACAGGACATTCAATTCGTACATAATAATCCGGAAGTTTTGTTAACGCTTCCATTACAACTTTGAACTTCAACATACCTGGTACATTCTCTACAACATACATTTCAGGTTGAGCCAAAGCAATATGTCTAAAGAAATGTAAGAAAAGATCATCCCCAGTTCTTGTTCCACTAATATCTGCTGCCGTAGAATATTTTGTACATGGAAAAGTTCCAATATAAACATCTGCGTCTTGCTGATCCAACACGGTTATTTTTGTAATATCAGCTTCATTTACTTTGTGATTAAAATTTTTTCTTAGTGTTTCACAACACTTTTTATCAATCTCATATGATTCCAAAATATTGATACCAGCTTCTTGAATTCCAAGATCCATTCCACCAGCACCACTAAAATAACTTTTAGCTGTTATTTCCATATTCTCTAATTCCTTTCAAAATCCATTCAATAACTGGTTCTGTCCATCCATTTCCCATTAGGCTACATCTCTTTGAATACGGAAGATACCGACCATTTACTTTTACTTTTGTAAAGTTATCTGGCAACCCTTGTAGTCTTTCATATTCAATCTCTGTTAATTTTCTTGGTCTACCATGATCCATAACGGATTTTTCCTGATACCCACCTGACACGCATGTTAATGTGCAACATTTAAATTCAGGATTGTAAATTCGTCTGAGCATTTCCATAGTATTGACTTTCAACTCAGCACAAACTCGTTTGTTCATATCAATGATTTCAAAATCTTTCTTGTAGAAATATTTCTCATTTACGTTATTCTCCATCACATCTTTCAAAACTAATGGAGACTCTTCGGGCAATTCACCCAACGGTATATTCGTCCAATAGTATCTTTCTCTCGACTGTGCACTAAAAATTGCGGAGTCAATAAGCAAAGGATCTACTCCAATACACTCTGTCATTGTGTTTAAATCCTCTTCTCTACTCGGTATTACATTTTCAAACATGAAATATTTAGGCTGAATCGCCTTAAGACATTCGATAGCCTTAAAGAAAATACCTGATTTTCCTTCAAGCCCATTATTGACTTCTTTGCTTTCGATTCTACATCTGCTCAAACTTTGACAGCAGGTCGATACCAATAACAAGTCAAATCCTTTGAATTGATCAAAATCCGCTTCATATAGATCTCCATGATGTACCACAAAAGGAAAATGGTACTTAGAAACCGCAATAGCTTCTGGCAGAATCTCATATGTATGATACTCTTTCACCGGAATACCCAATTGTTGTAATGCGTATAATCCAGTTTCTACTCCTCCACATAGACTTAACACTCTAAGTCCATCAGTGGAAGTTTTTCTTTCATTTATATTGCTCAAATTGCCTTATTTTTCAAGGCTTACGTAAGCATTTTATCTAGAATTACTCTACTTTCCTTCCATATGTAATTAATTATTTGCTCCTTTCATGCAGCATTCATGACTACTGAATGAAAGAAAAATTTCTTAACCTAACAAAGCTGCGATATCATCAATCTCAAGTTCTGTTTTCTTATCTTCAGAAAGAAGCTCGTCCAGTTTTGATTCCATTGTTTTAAGATTGTATATTTCTGCTTTTGTTTTTGTAATGTCAAATTTATTCTTAATATCAGTAATCCAGTCATCAATGCTATATCCAGAAATTACAAAATCAATATCCAGATTCTCTGCTTCTTTTTTATATAAATTCAATTTTACTAATAACAGAGCTAATTTGTCTGAATCGCATGTATGCAGATTATTTGTCATGCCATCTAATTCAATAATACAATTCGTTACCGGAACAAATCTTGTGTTTTTGCCGGATAGTTCTTGCTTCTTTTCTTCAATCTTTTCTTTCAGTTCTAAGATTCTATCATCATTCTTACTCATCTTGTAATTCGTATACCTTTCTATATTTTCTTCTATTTGATAAATACTTTTGAATACATTTTGGTTTGACAATATCGTAAATATCCTCTAAAATTACATGCTCAAATATTGTCTTATTGTAACCAACTCTATATCCACTACAATAAAAATCTTCTTCGTTCTCACTATAAACTTTTACATCATATTTACCAGTATTCTCTCCCCAGCACTCATCAGCCAAATATGATTTATACTTTCCATCGTAATTGCTAATAAATTTGAAACTATGATAACTTATTCTATCATCGTATTTATGATATCCCAGTTTTAGAAACTGGTCATATGAGATATCAATTATTTCATCTTTCGTATCATCAATCTGAGAGAAATTAGGACAAGATTCCATTCGATCATAAATTTCAGAATATTTTTCCGTACATTTATCATCAATACATGTAATAAGTTTATTCTTGGGAACACTTTTTATCCGTTCATATCTGTATCCATCTTTATTTACAATGGCGAACCAATGCATCTTGCCATACGGAAAATTATTAATATATTTATGCTTTATTGGATATCTACAACCATAACGATGTACTAATTCCATTGGAACATCTCTGTAATTCTTGCTCTTATGAATTTCTCCGTTTTCTTTCCACTCATATCCTCCTCCATATGTTTCGAATCGCCCCATGTAAATCCATTGCTCATCGTCCTTTGTTAAATACGTAGCTCCAAGAACTAAATCTTTCGCTTTAATGCATTCATTGTTATGTACAATCTTATTAAATTCTGCTATCTGTTTGTAATCAGGTGACTTTACTGGCATAAGAACTAAATCTTTTCCACTCCATCCATATACAAATTCACCTTCCAGACCTTTTCCTTTATAGCAATTAGCATTTGCCAAAATATAAAGCAGATTCTCAATTGTGATTTCGAATTCAAAACCCCTAGGGTCGTATACTCTACAATACGCCTGTCTATGATCCCAACCAGTAGAATAGTCTCCGGCTTTTTTATTCAGTACGAACCCTTCCGTTGGCTCATTATCAAATTCATCATTTGGTATATCTTCATCACGCCAACCATTCCACGATCTTTCTTTCCGAAGAACGCCTTTCTCATCATAGTAAATTATGTATGCAAGCTTCCCTGTATATGTTCCGGAGCGATTTTGATATCCTACATTAATCTTTTTTGGAATAAATATGTTACTTTTCAATCATTCTTCACCTCTATTCAATTGTCATTTTTTGAAATTTTGAGCGAATTGCTCTAAGATTTTATTCTCAACATATAAAAGGATACGTCATAGGTCTATTGTCTTCAACAGAAATTCTATATCTTGATGTGCAATAATATATATTTTTATCTTTCGCCAACGATTTAAAATTATTAGCAAATACATCCAATATACTTTCGCACTCTTGACATATATATTTCTTTGTCTTTACCACATTCCCATTGTCTTTTCGTTTTGGTAGATAATACTTCTTTGTTTTTGCTTTATTACCGCAAATATCACAATATTCTTTAATCATCTTATATTTCACCTTCCATTGAAAGCGGAATTTCTACCGCTATCTATACTCCGTTCTTGGATACTCAACACCCAAAAATTCTTCTTTATATCCGCATTTGTTGCACTCATGTATATTATATGGAGGGTATGTACAAAAGCTTTCACCAGTAAACTCCATTTCTCCATCACATCTGCTACAAGGCATCGTGACTTTGTATAATTTAACCTCTTTCGAAACCTCAAAATCTTTGGGTTTCTTTGTTCTGTTTGTTCTCTCAATTTTCATATTAATTATTCCTCCTTTGAAACAGATTTTTCATCCGGTAACGTATAAAGCCGTCCAATATAATTGTCTTCATCAACGTCTCTAAATAATACGCCTAATTCACCCTCATGCCTATCTTCTCCAACCCTTATGATGTATCCTTTTTTCATTAGAATTCTTATAGTGCCTTCAGATAATCCCTTATACCATTTTCCAACAAATGTAGGATCAACTACACCATATTCGATATTAATTTTTATCTCTTTTGTTATCATTTTTGCAGTATTTCTATCAGAATATTTTCTAGAAAAATACTTTCTCATTTTTTCTGCACTAATCATTTTTACTCACTCCAATCTAACTTTTGTCCACATTTAGGGCAATATTGTTCCAATGTAGATACAAGTTGTCCATTACCACAGCGAGGACAATCACCTTTAATTGCATATGGTTTATCATTTAAATCATACAAAATGCGTCTGCACTTAACCTTTTCTCCATTTGAGTCTTCCACTCCAATTAAATCTCTAAACATTGCGAATCCACAAAACATTGTATTCATCTCGTCGCAACTGCCATTCATACAAATATCATTTGCTACGTCTGACGCTGCAATTCCACAATTAAAATAGAAGTTATTATCGTGATCGTAAGCCTTTAATCTTAATTCTAAGTCTTCTATTGGAGTATCTTTATCTACTTTCATACTTTCTGTAATAATTCTATCTGCTTCTCTCACCATCTCATCATAAGACCATCTAGGATTTCCCATAATCTTTCACCTCCACGAAAATAATATTTCTATCTAATTACAATCAACGCATACCAAGTTAATACAATCTGAATAATATGAAATAACTGATCATGAATCAGATTAATATATTTTTTATTTGCTTTGAAATTATCAATAATACTATGAGCAATCCAATTTGAAACAAAAAATAAGAAATAATCAATTGGGATATTTTGACTACACATATAATTAAATACTGCCGGAATCAACATGATCATAAATGTCCAACTAAATGCATGTTCACATAAAGCCATAATATAATCGTGCGAATATAATTTATCCGGTGAATTCTTTTCCCACCAAGATTTTTGTTTTGCTGATGCCAGCCAACCTTGTAAATAATAATCGTCTACAAGATGTAAAAATAACATTCCTAATAACAAAAAAAATTTGAACTCCATATTCCTATCTCCTACCAATCATTTCTAAAAACAACATATTCCTTATTCCAATCAATTTTTAAATCTTTTAATGAATTATACGCATCTATATAAGTGTGTGCCATATTATCACTCAACCGTTTTATTGCGATATCATATAACGTTGTAGTTTTTACTTTATTCTCAATCCATTTTACGAAGTCTTCATAAATATTTTTTGTGACAATTCTTGCTTCATCGTTCCCAAGAGGCTTTTTTATGAAGTATTCTTCAAAAATATCTTCATTGAACCAATCTGCTACGATTGATATTTCGTCTTTTGGGATGTCATAATTTTCTGGATATTCCCACATATACAAATAATTTTCGTATAGCTCTGAGAAAGAATACGCAACCAATAGATGTTTTACTTTTTCGACTGCCTTCTTTTTTACAATAATTATGCCACCGTCATATCCCATGCAAATTCACCTCCATAAAAGTAATATTTCTAATGAATAAATTTGATTTTTTGTCCACAATGTGAACAATAAGCAGTTCCTTCGAACATAATGAAATCTAATTCATTTTTGCATGTAGGACACGTTGAGATCTCTTCGTCAAATATATTTACAGGTCTTGATACTTGCTTTGCAAGAGCATTATAAATTTCCCAAGATTTTCTCTTATCAATTGTAATAGTACAATCAATATTTGCATCTCTAGTTGATTTAATATATCTCATAACTCTTTCTATTTCATTCATATACAACCTCCTACATATCACTACCGCAAAGACATGCGAAACAACTACAGTCCATACATTCTCCATGTCCTGTTTCCATACATTCTCTTGCATTGCTACATAAATCTTTATCTTCCGGTACTTTTGCTACAAAGTATCCATTGTTTTCCAATAGTTTAATTGCTTCTTTAATGTTATTCTCCATATATCCACCTCCAATGAAAGAACGCTTTCGTTACTTTACCTATTTTTTCTAAAAAACTTAACATCCTTAATCTCTTCCCATGTTTTAGGACAATAATTGATCCAATCCATCATTGCGCCAACATTATAAGCATATGGAAGGTTTTTGAATTTTTTCACTTCTTTATTCTCTATATTCAATTGTCTTACTTTATATCTGAGTTTTTCCAGAGACTCCTGATAGATAACATCATCGAAATTGCCATGTGTATGACCATAGAGAAGAACTGTATCTTTATAGCAACCATTCCACGAAAAGATAGGATAATGTGAAAGCACAAGTTTCTGATTAATGCCATTGTAATTGTCCGTCAATTCGAGATGATCAACTACTGAATCAAATAATTGTTTTACCCTGTAATCTTTCAGCCCCATTTTGTCATGGTTCCCAATCACTAGAACACGCTTACCCTTGAGTCTTGAAATGATAGAACACAAGTATTCGTTATCCTTATTATTTCCACATCTGCCAATATCACCTAAAATGAATGTTGTATCATTATTATTTACAACTGAATTCCAGTTCTTAACAAGAATCTCATCATGCTCCAATGTACGATTGTCGAAAGAATTTGTACAACCGATATGTAAATCTGCAATATATCTATACATCTTTATTCTCTTCTAAAATCGCCTTCAAGCACTCATTCCAACCTGTATTCCATCCTCGTTCCCATAAGTCGTAACAATAATCATTGCTTTCTTCTTCCGGCACTTCTTTTAATGGACACCAATCTGGTTTGCCCTGACAATAACCACCATCACACTGAATATCTCTACATAGACTTTTATCATTTTTATCGGACATAACAGAACAACAGGCGTTAATTCCTTCATCCAATTCGAAACAAAACATACAATCCAAACATGTATCAGGTGTATCAATAGCTAGAATTGATTTGTTTGCCTTCATATTCTCATCTCCTAAAACCAACTAAATTCACCGGTAATTAACATTTTCTCAAGATTGTGCGCCTGTCGAATTTCACGCTCTGTTCCTTCACATTCACCTTTCGTAATTTCATGCACTTCACCATTCGTGTGTACAAAAATTCTGCCAAACTCAAACTGGCAAAAATGTGTCTGTGTTGTATGAACAACCTCCTGCTCCGCATCGATCATTACTCTAGTTTCTGCATATGTGGTACAAAGATAGGCTGTATTCTCAAACTCGTCAAATCCTATCTTGTCCATCCAAATATGTACTTCTCTTTCTGCCATCTTATACTCTCCCGTTTTATATAATTTTTATTGCTCCGCCCATCAAAAGAATCGCAAATAAAAATAACCAAAATATTATTCCAAATACAATTGAAATTATAAATGCCTCTACAATACTATCGTCTTCTAATAAGCTGGCAACAAATACAATAAGTGTTAACAACATCCATAGCCCTAATACAAAATTCATTTTTCTTGTCTTCCTTAATACACTGTTTGATATGCTTTGCAATTGCAGAAAAAGCATTTATCAAATTCATTTCTTCTCATACTATTCTTCCTCTTAATAATTCAGGGTTGTCGAAAATATTTCCTACAATTTTAATGTCTTCCAGACACGGTAAATATCCAAATTCTGTTCCGTAATTTTCTTTGCCGTTTGTCGCTTTAAAGCCAAGTTCTTCTTTATCCCAAACTATTTGCCATGCATACTCTTCGCAATCAATAGTAGTACAATGAATAATATCGTTCTCCCAAATCATTTTCTTGTTCTTGTCTTCAAATCCAACACATTGACAAATTGTATCCGGGTCGATTTCATACTGTAACATTTGATTTGGTAGTTCCCAATCGGTCATTATCTCATGTAATATGTAATGATGTACCGGAACAGGAGAACAATCACCAATCGGACAATGTGTTGTTTCTGCTATTTTGTAATAATAACCAGTTACCCATTCTCTAGTTCTAAGCGTCTTTGCCTTTACTATATATCTTTCTATATTCATTTCTGTCTCCAAACAAAATTATTCTTCGCTCAAATATTCGGCAGCATCCATCATTACTTGTTCGCTACAATGAATTTTCTCTACTGCATAATCAAAATCTTTATATGGACATAATTCACATGAGTCTGCATTGGCACAAATTATTAATGCTTTTGCAACATCTTTTTTTGATTTATACGCCATATACTCACCTCCAATGAAATGCGTGTTTATTCGTAATCATAAGATAAATAATATCCTTCATCCGACAATTGCTTAAACCATTCAATACGTTCCCTCATTCTTACTTCATCCACTTCTGTTTCGTCTAAAATTCTCTGACAAATATCGGACATCTCTTTTGGCTCTATTAAATGCAAATCTTCGTCTTCAGATTTAATCCAATCTGGTTCTATTTCAGGAATTCTTTTTCCGCTATATTTTTCAATTAAATCCTGAACCAACTCAATGTTATGACCTGAGTGAGAAGTACTATCTCCTCCAATATATTCAAGATTTTTATCATCATAATCCCACATTGCCGTTCCTCTGTGGATTGTAATTTTATATGTTTTAAACCAATTAAAACCATATGACATATAGTCTCTCCTCCATTGAATCCAACATTTCATTAATTATTTATTCTATATATATCATTATGTGTCTCGCCATCTGAAAAATAGATGTCCCAATCGTCAAATAGGCTCTTAATTCTTTTTTTACTCATGGAGTATTCATTTATATGTGTAAACACAATAGATTTTTTTTGTCCAAAACCTTCAACATCTTTTATACATCTATCGTATAATTGATCTAAATCGAGCAAGCCATATCTCAAAGTATCTTGATGTGGATTTGGAACATTAGTCTTATCATACATTCTTTGATTAATCAACGATTTATCACATTCAGATGGAAATTGTCCTGCTCCATGCCTTGTTAAATATGTCCTTGACGCATAACATGTCTCAATGTTAATATCATCGTCCCATTTCACATTTTCAATTATTTTCTTTGGATTTTTTATTCCTGTGTTAGAAGGTGTAAGATGTGGATAATATTTTAGATTATTTTGATCAAGTAAAAGACCTTGTGCAGCTTCAAATACTATACTCTCGTACTCATTGAGAAAACATTCATCAGAAATCATTGTTGCTACTTCGTTCATAAAATCCCAATCTTCTAAATAATGATCGTAAATTCCTGAATCATTGAACAAATCTTCCCATTTCTTAGTTAAGACAATTCCTTCTCTGTCGAAAATCTTTAAGTAATAATCTCGGATATAATCGGAGACATACAAAGTAATTACTCCGGCTTTATATCTTTTTATTGTCTCATAAATTCCAAGACCACAACTTCCATGCTTATTCTTTCCACGTTTCTCTTCTATAATTTGATTAGCCATCATATCATATGGAGTTGTTACCATACAATGTTGATTTATATAAATGTTCGGACAATAGCCTAGTTGTTTTAATTCATTGTATTCTTGCTTAAAAACAATCGGATTGCAAATAAAATCTTCTGAGAGATATGTATCCGCTTGATTGAAAGTCCCTGAACCAAAATGATGAAAGACATGTCTGGTTCCATCTGATGTAACAACTGTATGTCCTCTTTGAGCACCACCATTCGAACAAACAACAATACTATTAGGTTTTTGCGAGAAATAATCTGTCATAAGACCTTTGCCTTCGTCTCCCCAATTTGCACCAATTACAATCTTAATGTCCTTCATCTTTTTGTTCTCCTATCTTACCAAGTGATTTCTCCGTTATTATCTGATGTATTACTTATTACTGTATCATTCTTTGCTTCATTGATGATAATATTTACAATCTCATTCGTAATATTATCAATAGTTACTTTTTTAAAATGAGTGTTATCAAGGTACTTCTTATAAGACTCTTCAATATCATCATCATCTCCTCTCCATATATTCCATCTATAACCATGTTTCACATCTAAATGGTATATATTAAATTTCTTAGAAACTTCTTCGTACAAGTCCTTTGTTTCCACATCCGACTGAAGATTGTCTCCAGTTGCTTCAATAAGACCACTTCTCACACCTCTTAATGGAAGATATGGATTAAGTTGTTCGTCTCCAATAGTAATAATAATTCCTTTTCTTCCACGGTTTATACAATCAAGTTTTGTATGGCGTGAGCCAAAGTACCACGCAGCGGTATATGATTCATAACTATTACCGCCACCACCAAATTCAAAGTAAATTTTATCTAATTGTTCTGCTATGCGAATATCTGATTCAAACTGCGAAACCTGAATAGGACATCTGTCATAAGCCAAATCACCAATTCCCATTATCATAAATTCCACATCTGAAATTTCCTCATACAATTTTGTCATAATCACATTTAATTTTTTCGCAATTTCCACTGCTACATCTCCCATACTTCCAGTTACATCTAAAGCTAAAATAACTGGCAATGTATTTGGGTGTTCGTCAGAATCACAACACTCTCTAATTACGTTCCTTGGATCAAGAGCTGGATCAATTGTTCTTGCTTTAAACATTTCCTGATTGTTGCAATCTGAATCAATAATACCTGATTTAGAAACAGATCTTCCTACTGATTTTGAATAACTTTTAAAACTATCACTTGTCCATGAACCACATCCCATACTATGCGTCCTCCTCTTCTGTATTCTCTACTTCATCTTCATCGTTCATATCGAAATCAAACATTCCGTCAAACATATCTCCCATATTACCTCCCATCATCATAAACGGTAACATTGCGCTCATACCATTATTTGCACCAATCATACCAGTTGCATTTCCGTCGTTGCCCTTCATCATCTGAGAAAGCATCATATATTTAAAAATATTATTTGTACCTTTCTTGCCTTTCACAGCGTCATTTCCAAACATTGATACAATTTTTCCATAGAAATATGTATTCCCCATAAATACATGTCTTTCCGGAAGAATCGTTTCGATTGTAGAATCTTCATAATTGATAACAGTAATCTTATTTTCTTCTACTTCCATAACGCATTTTGGCTTTCTTCCGGTTCCATCATTTGCAAGAATAATATCTCCTTTAGACACTTTGTTTGTTGGAATAACAAAGAAGAATTCCTCTCCAAGATCGAATACAAAATTATTACAATTTGTAAGTCTACCAGTTTTTACATTATAAGTTTTATACCCATTAGAAGTTTTAACTGCAATATTCCCATTCATCGACAGTCTACACATTCCACTTCCTACTTTTCCAAACATTCCATTTAATAAATTATTCATCATATTTTTATCTCCTTCTTGTTTTATATATTTCTCCTCATGAAAGCAACGTTCGCTTATTTTCCTCTATTTACTCGTAAAAATTTTTCTATCTGATTTTTTATTTCCACAGTAATTTTCACTTCATACATTTTGGGAACCAGCATCCCCAGTTTATCTTTTTCTTTGGAGCAAAATCTTTAATTATCTTTTTGGAGAGAATCTCACACGCTTGAGTCCCATTACAACTATCTGTAATATAATATCCAGGCATAAGAGCTTCACTAATCTCGTATACAGTGCTACACACTTTTTTATAATTTTTTCTATACCACTCCAATTCTTCTTCTAATTTTTTAATTTTATCTTTCTTCTTCATACCCAAGTTCCTCTTTTAATTTCTGAATACACTGATTCGAAGTCAAAACAACTTCTCCCGGAAGCAATACAATACTACCGTCATACTCTGAAATAAACTTTTCAACCTTGTTCTTATATTCTCTAAGCTCTCGCAATTCTTTCCCTGATTCTTTCAGTCCATCTTCATATCCGGTTTGATAAAATTTTCTTCTGCTGCAATTTCCGCATCCAGACCATGACATTTGCGCCGAATTCTTCCTTATTTGTTCAAGATTCTCCTGTAAATTCATAATGTCCATCCTCTATTCTTTATTCATATCATTTATTCTCCTATCGAATGTATTGCCATGTAGATTCGAAAATCATGTCATATAAATAAGACACAATCATCTGAAAACGAACACCTTTCATTCCAGTCAATTCAACATCATTGTCTACTGCGTCTATCATATAAAGTACAAAATCTCGCACACCTTTTCTTGTAATTGAAATATTGTGACGAATATGCATATTAATGAAATCTACTAATCCGTCTGTATTTGTATCCATAACACATTCAAATTTTTGCTCATAATCTTTACCCGAAGCATTTTCTATACTTTCATCAAATATCGTCTCGAAAATAAAATCCCAAAATTCTTCTTTTGAGAATTTATTCTTAATTTCTTCTGCTGTAATCTCATCTAACATTTATCTCACCTCGCTTGAAACTGCCGTTTCATTATTTTTTATTCTCTGTTTATTTCTTCAACTAGATCAATGTAGTTATCTATAATATCTAAGATTTTATCTAAATTCTTTTGTTTAATGCCATTCTCTAAATTCGCATCAAGATATTGTGTGATACAATTCTCATCATCAATTTGTCCATAAATCATATTTTATTCCTTTGAAATATCGGTTTCATGACCATTCAAATTTTCCACACCCTACTCTGCCAGGAATCCATGCGTTGTTACTTTGAATTGGTTGATAAATATTTTGTGGGAAATCAAAATTACAATACTCTCTATATCTGCAACATTTACAACATTCTTCTTCATATTTTTCTATTCTTTTTTGTTTTGACATTCTTTTATATTCTCTCATCATATACTCATATAACAAATCAGACATACGTTCTTTGTCTTTCTCTGCGTATAAATATTTTTCTTTGTATTTTTGTAATTCTTTTATCTCATTAATAAATTCATTTAACATATATATATCGCCTCATATTAAATAATTCCGAGTGTTTCATCTTCGTATTTACACGCTCTTGCTTTTGCAAACATATCTTCATATTCAGACAAATTAAACATTCCAATCGTACATTGAGAAATCATATGAATGATTCTTTTATACATGACATTAGGAAATAGTTCAGTATTTTCATTTAACGTTACATCCACAAAAAGAAATCTCGCTTTATTTGGATCTCTATTTATAATCTCCAATACTAATGGTTTTAGAAACAAATGCAATGCAAATGGAATACCCATAACAATATCATCGCATCCTAAATAATGTTTATGATAATAAGCATTCATTGCTTCTAATTCATCGTTATACAATTTCTTATTGTACCAACCTTTACAAATTAAGTAGATATCTGTTAATTGTTTATTCTCTGTCATCTCTTTTAACTCCAAATAATTCGCATAAATCATTACTCATATTTATTATTTTGAAGAATCTATGAGCAATTTCTTCATTCATATGGGCTTCGCAGAGTGCCTCGGCTGCTTTTGGATGTTCGCTACAATCCACAAATTCTTTGTAATGATCAACCGTATCTTTCCAAATTCCAATTGCTTCTCCTGCAATCAAACTTGTCCGTCGGCTTCTATAACATTTCTGTAACTCATCATTTGGCATACCACAAAATAAATTTCGTGACATATGATTTTTAAATATTCCCATACTTATTCACCAACCTCTGATACATCAAGTCCCAACTTTTTCATCGCTCTTTCCATTACAGCTTTTTCAAGTTTCTCCTGCACTCGATTCTGAACCCGATCAATCGTATCATCCATAAGACATTCAACAATATCATCCGGATTAATAAGATATTCACGATAATCATGCATATCATCTCTAACTTGTTCTACAATCACATCTACAATACGTTTTTTCATATCTTCAACATTCTCTTTGCCAAGAAATTGTAGCAACGGATTGTCTCTATTTGCTTCTTCGATTTTATCTTCTATTGATTTACCACTCATTTTATTCTCCTTTTATCTTTGCGTAGAAATCACAATATGTTGAATCAAAGTAATCATCTACTCTATCCAAGAACCACGGCTGGTTTAGAATATCATTTTTCTTATCATACTCTTTCCAGTTCCAACCACCCATTCTTGAATGAATATATAAGACATTCTCTACACCGGTATATTTGTTCCAAAGATCATACTGCTTTTGAATCTTTTTCTTTTTCTTTTTAATCTCAAATTTTAGAACTTTACGTTTCCACCCATGAATTCTATCCCATCGAATTCCAATATATTTTGGATATTTACTATCTTTGTCTTTAATAAGATAATAATCTTCTAGAATATTTGTCCATGAACTATATTCATGATATTTTGGGTTTGCTCTCCAGAATGGAACTGCTTCACACAACCCTTTTGCTACCAGAATGGCAGATTCATTTTGAATTTCTTTTATTTCTTCTTTGGATACCGGCTTCTCGTTCTCCATTAATCTATAACCACGAATACGTGGAATTACAATTCCATTGTCTTTTGCTATTTCACCCAATTCTTCTATATTCATGTATGCTCCAAGATCCATTTGATGCACCTCCTGAAATTTCGATTTCATCAGTTTATCTATTTATTCTCCAATTTCTTCAATCTTCTTTACATACCAGCTATGTGGAACTTCAAATTTCTGAAGATACACCGGCACTTCTCCAATTGCATTAAAATAAGGCATGCGAAGATCCATTTCCTTATCAGTTCCATAGTTTTCTACTGGTAGTACATATTCAACTTCTTTGTCACTTCTACATTTCCAGACCTCTTTAATCTGATTCTCTACACCGGAATCACAATATTCGTAATACAACTCTGGAGCCATATAAAAAAGGTTTAACTTTGTTTCTGGCACAATTTCATGCACCCTAACATCTACATAATATTTCATTACTTCCACCCATATTCTTTCTTAAGTTGTTTGAATTTCTTTTCAAATAACCTTAATTCTTTGTACGTAAGTCTTGCCGGCTCCTCTGATATTCCTGGAATCGATGAATATGAAGCAAATTGATTATGGAGTATTTTTACCACTTTATATTTAGTATAAATGTGAACCGATGCAATCTTTTTGTATACGACTCCATAGTCATCTTTCTTATCCAGCAACCATCCATTCTCTTTGAGTTTTTCGTCCAAACTCCTACTCCACATCATTTTTACCACCGCCAAATCCAACAAAATTTGTCAATGTGATTAACCCTGGAATCAACAATACCCATGCATTGTCAGTATTTTGATTAATAATCATTGATTCAATTACCACAAGTACCGTACAAATCCAAGCCGACATTAAAACCTTACTAGAATCTTTCATTCTCTCACCTCATTTTTTAAATATGGCGATCTATTTCAGACCGCCATATATTGTGCATTATTCTGTTTCTGCAACGATTCCCTCTTCTTTTACAGCTTTCATAGCTCTCAGATATGCTTCCGTCTGAATCTGAATCTTTTCTTCACGCTCTTTTTCTTCCTGCGCTTTTTTCTTCTCAGCACGACGATCCATCTGTCTCTGTTTGCGTTCCCATCTCTTCTGACGACGAGCTTCAAGTAATAATTCGTATTCTGCATTCTCTTTTTTAAGTTCTTCCATTGCAGCAAGTAATTTTTTAGCTTTCTCTACCTTATCAACGTAGCATCTCTCAAACTTAAGCTCTCCTGCTTTCTTTTCAATACCTTCTGCTGTATACTTCTTCCCATAATCACATTTCGCTAATGCAAGGTATAATGCATATTCCATAGAAAATTTGTCTCTTTCGTCACACACAATCTTTCCTTTATATCCAAAAATTGTAGCTACGCCTTCTTTAATTTTAATATTTAAAATCTTTTCTGGGACTACCTCTTCGATTTTTTCAAATCCAGATTCTCTTTTGTAATAATCAATCTTCTTCTGAATCTTCTCTACTCTCTTCAGATGATCTTCATCTTTTGGATGCACTTCTTTCTTTGCTTCTACTGTTTTGTTTTCTTTCATCATTTCTTTTGTCTCCTCTGCTGTTATTTTAATTTCTACTTTTGGAATCTTTGTAAATGTGTCTAACATATCATTATGTTTTGGATACTTTGGCAAAATACTTTCATAAACTTTGTCGTAAGCCTCTTGAAGATCTTTAGTGATTTTATCAGCACAACTATAATACACATTCTCAAACATATCGTCTGTCCAATACCAATTTTGGTCATCTTCTTTGATTAAATATCTACTATTATCGCTTGCGATGTTAGAAATTGTTACAACACTGCCACAAAATTTCTTCATGTTATTTGTAAAAAGACACCCTAGAATATCTATATTACTTTTTGTACACCCAGAAAAACCGAATTCTTTAGCCATGTCATCCCACTGTCTGACACGTACTTTATCTCCAACCTTATATTTCAATATGTATACCTCCTATTTTTATATACTATATATTGTATTTTATATTTTATTCACCACTATATATTGATTAATTTTGCCGTTGAAACATGCTTTTCATCGTGTTGATAATAGTGTGGTTAGTTATGAAACCAACCACACCACATATTATTAATTCAAATCTGCGAGTAATTTGTCTAAATCTTCATCAGACATATTTTCAAGAGCCTCATCTTGTCTTTTCGCTTTGATTTCAAGAATACGCTGTCTCTTTTCTTTGTTCTTTTTTTCATTCTCTCTTGCTTCTTTTTCTGCTAATTTTTTGTTGACGATATATTTGATAATCTCAATTTTATTGGTCAGTTCTTCATCTTCTTTAGTCTTTGCATTTAGAAGACTTTCTTCCTCTGACTTCTTTACTTCAGCATTGAGAGTCTTAAATACAGAATCTAGATTTGTGAGAGATAAATTCCATAAATCGATCACATTAATCATTCCTTTGAATGGAAATAAATAGTTCTCTCTTGTTGCTACTTCAAATAAATTTACTTCACTCATGTTTATATTCTCCTTTAATTAAAATTTAATCTTCATCACACGCTCTGTCGCACCCTTGACTTTTACAATCAAATCTGCTCTTTTTGTCATAGAGAATCCGATTCCAGAAAGTTGATCTTCTGTGTCTTCTACATGACATTTCGCTCCAAGAGCCTCAAATACTCTTTTATGTTTCTGTAAATCCTGTTTTAAAAATTCATTATAGAACCCATTTGGTTCTTCAGTATTTACGCAATCTTTCAAGAAAAAGAATAAATGTCTATGTCCGATACCATCCTGGTTGTCGAAATAATTTGGGCTATAACTAATCACAGAAACCGGAGCAAACTGATTTGTACTTACTCCCCAAACTTCATGACTTGAAATTGAAGTATTTCCAGCAAGTTTCTCTTCGATAGAAAAATTACCATCTTTGTCAAGTGTCACTTCTGCAACTTGTACATTTTCTCCCCTTCTCATAGATTTGTTATAATCAAATTTATATAACTCTCCATTAAATTCAATTTCTGCTCTGAATCCTTTCCTAACAGATCCGCTAAACTGATTTACAAAAAACTTATATACACCCGGTTTCATTTTTGATAAATCAGACCAAGTAATATTTTCTACAGCCACACGACCACAAGGATTAATTACGTCAACATCTAACTCTCCTGTCATTTTTGATGGACGTGGTTTTCTACAGTTTCCAAAATAGATATGATTCTTATTCGGCTCGATACAATGTGCGTCAAGATCGCAATTGTCTCGTCCATCTTCGTTCCACTGAATAGAGAATCTTAATACCCCTTCTACATTTCCACCGGCTGCCTTTACTTTCTGTTTCATGTCAGAATCGGTAATATTACCTGTGTATGCCCAGCTAAGTCTATTTCCCCATTTAAACATCGGTTTAGAGTTCGGATTCACAGGAGCAATCATAGATACAAAATTCTTTTCATGCTTATTCTCTACATATGCTTCGACTTCTTTTGCAGTTGGAAGTACCTTATCAATAAAATCTTGCACAGGAATCTCTTCAACCTTTGAAAATTTCTTCGGACTGGTGACTACTTCTTTTTCCATTTGACCGAAGATGTCGTCTGCTCCAAGCATTCTTCCGGTCGCACTTTTATTTGAAAACAATACATTGTTCACGGTAATATCATTCAAATTTGCAAATCTTCTCTGTAATGATTCCATATAACCAAGTTCTGTAATTGTTTTCTTAGCATCTTCAAGCATTTTCTTTGTAAAAATAGCTTTCGGTCTTTTATAATTTGCCGGAGCTACAATCTGCTCATATTTTTTAACAGCGGTATCAAGATCCATGTCATTACTTACGTTCACAAGAAGCGTTCCAATGGAGTGATTTCTAATTCTTCCAATTGACATACCGGCTGTTGCAGATTTCTCCCATGTATATAATTCTTTTTCTGATTCACTTGACAACTTGTCGTATTCTTTCTTATATTTTTTGAACTCTGTAAGTACAACTTTCCACTCTTCGCCCTTGTAGAGTGTATTAGAATTAATTAACTCAAGAATTGTATTAATTGCATCCATTGTAATTTCATCAAGTGATCGTTTGAATACATTTCTTGTATCTCTAAACTGTCCTTTAATCTCTTCGTTTGATCGACTTGATTCATTCACGAATTTTCTAGGAAGAGTTAAGAAGAAATGATCCCATTTATGTGGTTTTCCATTAATTTCCTCATAATTGTAATTTGTTCCAATATTTTTAAATTTACTGATATACATGTCGATAACAGAATGAGCCTTTACATATTTATCAAGCGCATCGCATACTGGCTGATATGTAGTATCACCAAGATTAAGTTCCCAAATCGTATGTATTTTATTGTCTTTAATAGATACTGCTGCACCAATATTCTTAATAAAATGTCTACAGCAACTACAATCATGTTCTCTTCTTTCTCTGAAAATTTCATTTGTTCCAGCCGGAAAACTATCAAGATATGTATTCCAAAGCTCATCTTTATCAACATCTACTTCAAATAACTGCGTTGCATTTTCCTGCATTTCTTCAAAATGCTTCTGTAATTCACTCTTAAATTTAATAAAACCTTCCATGTTTTTTATTTCCTTTCTTGTTATATATTTCTTCTTCCGGTTGTCAAAACACCGTCGGAATATCACAAAGTATCATTCCAAGCCAACATATCGCCATGCATGTCCATATGGCTTTTTGAGATTTTCTATCCTGATAAGCCACTTCATATATGCAAAATAGCATCAATATAATATGTGTTACCAACATGAACATTTTTATCACCTCATTACTTATATAAATTTGTATATTAATTTTAATTATGTTTTTTGTTACTATGTTAAATTAGATATCTCTGTTTTGTACCAATGTAATTCTATAGGTGTCTGAAACCTCAAATCTTACAATTTAACAAAACATTACATTGATTTCGGCAAATGCTAAAACATCAGCCATAGCTCCAAAACAAGCTATTATATTTTCACACTGCTTCTTTAAGTGAAATCCTTTCCGATTCAAAGTAAATATTCTTCGCTGCATTTTCATCTCTGTCATGATGTTTGCCACAAACAGGACAAGTCCATTCTCTAAGATGAACATTTTTAACTTCTGAATTTTTATATCCACAAAAAGAGCAAATCTGACTTGACGCAAAATATTTACCTACTTGAACTATCTGATTTCCATACCAATTTGCTTTATAAACTATCTGTTCCAAAAATTGTCCAAGCCCTGTATCTGAAGCAAGTCTTCTGAATTCTTTCTGATTATGTAATTCCATATTTTCTTTATGTGAACGATTTTCATTTTCGCCGACATCTTTTTTCTCAAGAAATTCTTTTACTGATAATGTCTCAAGTCCAATTGTTTTGTAATTATTTATAATATAATGCGACCATAAGTGATTGTTTGCTTCTCTTTGTCGCTTGATTTTTCTATTTAATTTTTTACATTTTTTATCAATAGCTATATACTGCTTTGATGGTGTTATTATGTAACCACTTTTTTTGTTGCCTTCTCTAAACTCTTTATTTGCATAACCCCATTTTCTTGACAATATTTCGTTTAATTTTTTTAACTCTTGATCCAGATCACTTTGTTCAAAAGTTCCATTCTTGTATAAGAATGTTTTATTTTCAATACTTTCAAATTTATCTTCTGTTGCGTTATAAATCGTTGCTTTTGTTTTTATGCCAACGTCAATACCACATACAGCTTTTTCCTTTTCTGCAATTTCTTTATATACATAAGGAAGTGATACAATTAAGAAATAATCTCCGCAATTATCTCTTTTGATACTACAAGATAATTTTGATAAGTTATTTGTTTCTTTTCCATGCTTATCTATTGTTTTGTAGAAATTTTTATCACATGAGAAAAATTCTTCCATACTCATTCCTTTTTCTGAGAATTTTAATTTCTTAGTTTGTCTTCTACACTTTATTTCTCCTATTCCTTTTCCACAATCAATCCACATTACCTTATTGTTATCTGAGAATCTAAACGTCTCTCTTTTTCTTGCATTTAATGCAAACGATTCTCTTGTTTTACTTTTTGAATAATAATGTGGTTCTACTGATTCAATAGGAATATTTCCGCCATTTTTACCAGTTCTTTTAAATGCTTTTACAATATCATCTACAATTGAACCATTTCCAATAACTGAATAACTTGGAATATATTTTACTTTTTCCTGATTTCTTTCTTTTAACAATTCACATTTAAAACTGGCATTCAATTTGCCTTTATCTAAATAATGAATTGTATCAAGAATAAATTCTCCGTTTTCATCTTTAATATATTTTCCGTCTTTATCTTTCTTTTTTACTTTTACTTCTTTTACCAATCTTTCATCAAGATTTTTAATTGTATACATTGCATTGTTATGATAAGCTTTAAGTTCCCAAAGGATATCATTTATGATATCGGTCTGTTTTTTATTTGGATAAATTCTTAATTTTAATGAATAGTTTTCAATTTTTCTATATGACATAATATTATTCTCTTTTGATTATTTTATAATTCCTTAACTATTTGCTTGTGTTTCGCACCTATGTAAAATAATAGATATCCAAAAACGACTTTTTATGCAGTAGATCTATACGAGTTTTGTATCTATGTAAAATAATAGGTATCCAAAACCTCAAATCTTTACACATATTATTTACATAGATTCTGGTTTGTATTGATACTCACCTTCAGGAGCAAAACCACCTGCGATATTTTTAATTTCTTAAGGATAAAACTGACTTGACCAAGCCATTAGAACTATTTATAATAAGAACTAACAAGGTTTATCCTTTGTTATCCTGGGTTTCTTAGGCAGGTCGGTCGCCAAACTTTTCTGCCTTTGAAACCTAAAATTCATGTCTATTGATTTATTCTTTCTTTTGAACAATTGTTTCCCAAAAGTATTTATAATCATTTTCTAAGCAAATCTTTCCATAATCAGCATAGCTTTGATAATATTTATCTGGTTTTGCTATAGAACGATAACATTCATTCTTTTTTGGACAATCTTTACTCATGCACATCCTGACACTCCAACGGTTAAAGCACATTGGATTCTTATATACATTCACTTCCAAATATACTCGAAAACATATAAGACTAATGAGTTTCTATAAGACTTTCATTATCAATCGCTCCAATGAGCGAATTAACGATAACATTAGGATCGTGTCAAACCCGTTTTATAAAATTTTACACCCCCATACTACTTAACGTAGCGATATTGCTTAATCTCTGTATCTCTATATCATGTAACTTTTTAAAGTTATCAAATCTATCATTGCATTTTTCAATATCGAAACTTTCTAAATCATCTGAAATATTCATTATCAGAAAGGAACTATATAAATCTCGCTGAATTTTTGCACCGTTTAAATCATTCCATCTCTGTGACAAGGATTTCTTATGATATTCTCCTGTCATATGATTGAATTGACTTGCTTTTGCTTTGAACGTATTAATCTCAATCAGTTCTAATCCATAATAAGCAAGCTTTCTATTAATAATTGTCATTAGCATAGCAGGTGCTCGGTTTGCAAGAGATTTACCAAAACGCTTCTTTCGTTTAAATTTTCCAGAATCATTCTTCTCTGTTTTAGTTGCTTTTTTCTGTAATCCTGCAAAATTCATTTGTTCGACGTAAACGTTATTGCCAAGTGATATAATATAATTTGCCAAACATTCGTGTTGATATTTCCGTACATCTGCTTGCTTTCTATATAATTCCTTCAATTGATTTTGATATTTTACATAATGATTTGATTTGTTCCAAAAAACTTTTTTACTTCCTTGTTTTCTGACTGTTCCATCTTCATTATAATTTTCCAAATTGGTAGCTCGTCTACTGCGATCCATTTTCCTCAATAAACGACGCTTCTCATCTTCAATATTCTGTACTTTATCAGCAAGAATCAGAAGTTTGACTTCTGTATTGCTAGAAATTGCAATAGTGGAAGTGCCAATGTCTAGACCAACATCACCTTCGCCTAAAGAATGTTTGATTTCACCGGTTTCTTTATTAAATTTTGTTGGTGGAGTTCCCTTAAAAACTACTTGAACATAAAATTTATATTTGTTACGAACAAATTTTCTAACAATGCGACAATAAGAAACTTCAGATTGCATTGCCTGGTATTCATACGGATTATTCCAGTCAATTATAACTGGAATATTTAATCCGTTCCATATCAAATGTTCATCTACGAAACGAATACCAGTAGAATTAGATTTCCCTTCTAATGAATTCATATCTCCGTATTTTTTATAATAAATTCGTTTACCATTTCCATAAAACAGCTTATCATAAGACTTCCAGAGAGTAGTAGCAATCTTCTGAGCAGTGAAAGAGTCAATATTTTTCTTAAAATGCTTTTGCATTTCTTTTACATCGGTATGAAGTAAATATTCGGTCAAACCGTATTCTTTTCGCATTTGATTAATCTGTTTCCAAATCGGTTTATCAGATTTTTTATTTCCAGTCAACATTGACATCAGATTTCTATATTTTTTTGTTTTAATCATTTCTTTGTATCTCTTTTGAGAAACGGTCACTAAAGAATTATAGATTTTTCTTCCGATTTCAAAACGCTTATTCAGAGTATCTTCTTGATATTTTTCTGTTCTTAATGAAAACTGAACTACGAAATTTGCCATAATATTCACCCGCTTTCTGTTTAATATCTTTTCTTTTAATTTTCTACATACTTCACAATATTCTTACTGCAAACCTTCTTCACATCCAATGGTGTCGGGCAAAAATCTGTAGTTTGAATCGCTTTAATGATCACCGGTGACACCTTTCCTTTTGCATAACAGAAAACCATATCTCCTACGGCTATATTCTTTTTGAACTCATTCCAATTTTTACCATTTGGAACTCTCCAAACATATAACTTTTCATCCGGAGAATTTGGATGAACACCCCATATATATGTAGTATTCTCTGTTCTATAGGCAGGTTCTTTTACATGATTGTCTCTCTTTCGACCATTCTTACTACGAATAATCCTTGCCTCGTCTACACCCCGTTCCTTCAGAACCAAATACATTACATATCCGTCAGTTAATATATTCTTTTTATCAACCACTATGTATTTACTCTGTCTTCCAGTTTTAATCCAATGCTCTTTACACGCATCTATCTTTTCTTTCCTTGGATGCGTTTGAGCAAAAGATTCCGGAATGATGATGTCACTCATTTTCATTATGCAGTTACTCCTCTCTGAATGTAGTTATCGAAATTATTCTTTAAGAACATATAATTGATCTTCTGACTTGGGCTGAATGTTTCATCTGTTTTTTCATATTTCTTAACCCATTCTTCAAAATCACTGTCTTTTTCTTTTTGACAAGCATATGCCATAAGTGCCACCAACGCTTTCCGACACTGCTCATATACCGGAGAATCAACTTTTACTGTATCCTGCACCATTGCATCGAAAAGCTCTACGTCATCTTCTTCAATGTTTTCATCAACGTTTTCCTTTACAAAATCCAATGTGCTTTCAACATTCTCATTATTCTCTTCTTTTTCTACAGCATCTATATATTCTTCTTCAATATGTAAAAATTCTTTCATTAGATCACAAAGTAAGTTAATTTTATCTGTTATATTCTTTTTGTTTCTTGTTCCACCAAGACTTACAAGACCATCAAAACTTACTCCATCTACTTTTCTACTATGTAATTCGTCTTCAAACGCAGCTACAAATCTTTCAAATTCTGTATCGTCTAATTTATATTTATTGAACTCATTAAATACAGCCACCCATACAGGAATTAACACTGCCTGAAATGCATTCTGATGCTTGTCTACACATACTTTTTCAATTCTATCTAAGTAACTGCTAATAGTATCAAATTCACTGCATGAACTTTCTTCATCAAGATACTTATTCTCTACTTCAGCTTGTCTCTTCCAGTCTTCCAAATGGAATACAGTCATTACAGAATCACAAACCGACTGTTCATATGTACCATTTTTACTCATTGCTTTTTTGCAAGGAACACAATTTTTATAAAACTCTCCCTGAGTAATATTTTTGATTCTTCTCGCATATTCCGGAACCCATGTAAGCCCCTTCTGATTTGTAGACATTCCTTTACTTCTGTTATATCTACGTACATATTTACTTACTTGCTTCATAGAATCGCATTTCTGAATGGCTAATTCAATCTGGTAATTATCAAATATTTTTTTCAATTCTTTTGGAAGTTGGTCGTATGTTTTTCCCTTGATATTAAATTCAAGCATGTCGTATACAACCTCATTATTATTATCTCTAACAATCTTCCCATTCTCATCCCGACGTTTTGCCTGATAATGAATAATACTGTCTTCTACTTTAGTATTTACTTTCCAATTCATAGTTTTAAACGAATTAAGAGCGAATGTCCGTTGATTCCCATCCGATACATATCGTTTTGTAATTCCGTCCTCAGATTCAATTTCTCCAAGAATAATAGGAGGAATATAATCTTCTGTAAGAACAGTAATTACAAGTTCATCAACAAACTTTTTATCCTGACAGAAAACCCTCTGTACATCCTGGTCTGTAGATATATCCTCTTCATTTACATCATTTAAGTACGTTTCTAACGCCATTGACATTTTTCTTACTTTCTTCGTCATTTCACATTCCTCCATTGTTTTTTAAATCAAAAATTTTATATTTCTATAATCTTGTATAACTCCTAAGTTATTTATATATTCCTTTTCTGTAATATGTAATCTAATGATAATTTCACTTTTCTTATATCCGGCACTCAACAGATCTACAATTTTTCTTTGCAATATTGAAAGCTGGGCAAGATATTTTTCTATTTTTTCATCCACATATTTTTCAGAAGTAACTTCTTCAAAAACATCGAATGAAGATTTTAAGCTATCTTCTATTGTTACCCCCTCTGTTATCTCCGAATGTATGGAGACATTTTCTATGAGAATATATCTTTCCTTCCCATTTACTACTTCTTCAACAATTTTGTTTCCATTCTCATCCCTTGCATACTGTTGACGTTTGTCTCTATTGCACCAAGTACATGTTTGCTTCATCTTTCTAACAAGCATTGTTTTAAGATAATCATCAAACGAATCATTCTCTTTCTCATTAAAGCTTTCAAGAATCTTCCAAAGTTGCATATTTGCCATGCTAAGAAATTCGTCATAATCTTTGTCAACCCATTTATATCCGCACCCCTTGCCGAATCTGGTAGTCTGATAACCTATCAGTTTCCTCAGTTTTTTCATATTGTCAGCCGAATATTCACGATATATCTCTTCTTTTTGCTCTTGATCCATCGGTATCACTCTCCCTCACACAATTTATCAAGCCATTCTATGTCTTCTGTTTCTCTTACTTTAAAAACTCTATTCTCCAAATATTTTACACTTCCTAGTATTTTTTGTGACGAAGGAATTTTATGTTCACCAGTTGGTTTCGCAAGAATTACATCTAATATGTACATTTCGTCTTTTACGATTCTTCTACGACGAAGACATTCTCTTATCTTTTTGTATTGCATGAAGCCCATGCAAGCATTCATATCATCCTCAAGCTCAATTTTATGCAATATATTCGATAGATTCTTATCCGTATTTGACAAGCAGTCTAGCAATTCACGTCTTCTCTCTTCGGCATCTAAGAACAAGTCGTTGCATTGCGCTACTCTATCGACCCAACTCATAACATTTTGTGGTGCTTTATAAGAAGTATTTTTTATAATTTTCTTTGTCTTCTTATTATGAGAAGTGTTTTTCACCACAGTTTTTGTAACAATTACTGTCTTTTTGCTTGGAATTTCTTCTTCATCAGAAATATTAAGCTCAGATTGTACTACCGGCTCTTTTACAAAATTCATCTTTTGCAATGCTTTTGGTAGATGATCTAAAACATTCTGTGCTTTTATTTCATCGAAGACTTTCGCTTCCTTTTTGCCACAAATAATAGGACTTCCACCTTCGCCAATGCGTAAGTAGAGCTTCCTTTTTCGACAAACGAGCAGAAAATAGCCCAAAGAAATCACCCTTTCATTAAAAATATTTTTGAGAAATAATCCTCGATTTCGATAAAATGACACAAGAAATAAACCTTGTACGTCTTTTATCGTTCAAGAACGTATTCTCTTTCACAGAGTTACAATATTTAATTATTACATTTGCGAAAAATTGGCAGAATTTGCCTTGACTATATTCTTGATAATATGTAATAATATAGTTATAGTCGTTAACGGCTATGGTGTTAATTCACTAGGCAAGTTCACGGGTGGCAGCCCATTATGTGAACTTGCCTTTTTTATTCTGTTATTTTCGACATGTTTATTATAGCTTCGAACAAATGTTCTTGTCAACATCTTTACGAACATTTGTTTGTTTTATTCCATTTAGGGAAAAGAATATTTCTTAGAATATCACGATTACTTTTCAATTCTCCATCAAGCGAGAGAATTCCAAAAATATCATTTTCATCATAAGAAATGCTTTTCGCAATTTCTACTAATTCTTTTCCATATTTTTTTTCTCTTCTTTCTGGTTTCTCATGTATAAGTGTTTTTCTATCCAAGCAGATTATTGTAATTTTGTCTACGGGTGCATTATCTATTATTTGTTTAGCTGTTTTTTTATCTACAATATTAATACTCATCATGCTAACACTTCCTCCCATTTAATATTTTCACCGTAAAACAATGTATTAAAGCAAACTTTATTTACAATATCTCTTTGTTTTTGATCTGCAATATTACCAAGTTTTTTGATGATTTCATGATTTTTGTCCAATGTCTGAGGTTGTTCGCCAAGAACCATCGAGTACAGATGTAATCCATTTCCTTCTTTAGCTTCAATACAACCATGCACCGGCATATTTTTTCTTTTTATTACATGAGTTAAAGGCATAGCAATTACAGTTGGAGCAGTTGCTGTGCCTAACTCATTGCCAACTATCACATATGGACGTTTTTTCTTCTGTATTGATCCAGATGTTTCTTTCATTATAATTTCTGCTTCAATTATATCGTAGCGATGTAAATTTCTTTTACTTTCCATATGTATTCCTCCTTTCGTTATGTATTGCTTACCTTTGAATGTATTGTACGATATTTCAGACTGTTTGTCAAGTATTTTGTCTTATATAACGTACTTTTTATCATTTTTAGTTCGATTTTTAATACTTTCCAATATGTTTAGTATATGTTATAATAATTCGAGCATCCTTTTACATATATAAAGGAGGTATGAAGATGAAGATAAATATTTCTGAATTTATTAACGACTGTGAATTATCAAAAGGAGAAATAATAAAATATCTTGGGATATCAAGATCTACTTTCTATGCATTATATAAAGGAGAGGCAACAAGTATTCAATTTGAAACTCTTCAAAAACTTTGTGTTTTATTCCATTGTACACCCAATGACTTATTCACAGATTATAGCAAATCAAAAAAGGATAATTCTCAATTACCAAAAGAAGAATTCGCTAAAGATGCACACGTTAGTTTTGGAGAAATTATAGATGAAGTATTTTCAGAACGAGTAAAGGCTTTAATAAAAGAATATAACGAAAAAGACGATACCAAATAAGTATCGTCTTTTCTATATATAAGGATTCTTCTTAAAACGTTTTCCCTCAAATACGTCTATGAATCCTATATCATCATTATTACCTTTATCGTCTATGATTATACGCTTTCCATTAATATGATTATTTGCTTCTTCTTCCGTCATAAACAACCGGCTTTCTTTTAATCGGATAGCTCCACACGATCCAACAGTCTGAATTGTATAGAACTCTCCTTGTCTGCTTATTACTTTAGCAGCTTTTACAGTTCGATTATTTTCTACGATGAAGCATTTGTCTCCTCGCTCAAACATTTATCATCACCTTCTGCCTTTAATATTTCTTTTGCTTTCTCTTTATCCTCAGTATTAGCTTTCCTGTAAGACAAAATGAACTTCATCTCTTCATCTGATAAATATATCTTATTCATAGCATTTCTCCTTGATAATCTGCGTGACTTCTTTTGTGGTTATACCGTATATTTTTGCCACTTTCTTCTTATCCTGGTATTTTCTATAATCTTCTACAACGTCTTCAGATGTCCATTTGTGACCAATTGGTTCGTTAATATTTATTTTCATTATTTATCGCCTCCATCATAATTTACAAATCCAAAATCTCCATGACCTTCTTCTACACAGATTTTCTTTATATTATCATATATTTCTTGATCTGTAACACAAATATATAATAATGTTACCTCTGGACTACTATGCCTAAAAATTCTTTGAAGCTGAATTAAAGCATCCCATTTATTCTCGGCTGCCATGTAGTATCTTCTGCCAAATGTTTTCCGAAGTCCATGAGTTCCAATTTTTTGTTCAATACCAGCTTCTTTCCTATATTCTTCTACTTTATCATACCATGTTTTTTCTTTAATCGAATTTTTATTTGTTCCTAAAAATATATAATCTCTTATATCTATATCTTCGCCATTGTCTATAAGAAATTGTCTCCAACGTTCAATTGCCCCTTTGAAATTATCATTATATATCAGACGTACATATTTCCGTTTAATAATCTCACCATTATCATTTCTTTTTGTTGTTTTTTGCGGTATAAAATCTTCATGATTCTTGATATTCCATTCTTCATCATAAATCGAAAACCATCTCAAATTACAAAAATCTCCTCCACGTAAACCAATATTTATTGAACATTGATACATAGTTAAATCTCTAATTGCCTTTTTCCTACGTTTATACGTGTTTGCAATCTGAATATGCCTTATAAATATCTCATTTAATCTATTAACCTCTTCATCATCATAAAGACATTCCATTCTTGTAGATTTATAATTCCACGGTTCATTATTTCCTGGGAAACATACAATATTGTCAATATTATCATAATAATCCTTTTGAACTGCTAACATTCTTCTCACCCATCTTCCATTCTAAATATTCCCAAACTTCCATTCGCCCGACTTCTTTCTCCTGAACATCCGGATTCTTTTCATCAATCTTTTTACACATATCTATCACATCCTTTCTTATTATTTATTCTCCAAACATCTATTTTTAAGTAACAAAAAAGCAACTAACTTTTTACAGTTAATTGCCTTAAAGCTGCATTATTTAATTTTACTTTTGTTCCCACCAATGTCTTGGATCGACACAGGCGAAGGCGAAAGCCTCTCCACCATCAAAACTCTCATCCACATCTTCAAATTTCCAATCTAATATTCCGTAGAATACACCATCAAGTAAATCATTCTGAAATTCAGAAGACATATTTGTGTATTCCCTTGTGAAGAGATTCACAAGTTGTTTTTTCAACAACTCCGGTTGTTTTGCTAAAACAATTCTTGACAGTTCTGCTCTCTTTTTTGTCTGTGTTTCTGAAGACCATTTTGTTCCATTAAGTATTCTATTCGCCCACAAACCGCAAATATAATACCATTCTTCCATAGTGTTACATCCAAATTCTTTCTTTACAGCTTGTTCAGAAATTCTCTTCTGTACATCATCTGCCATAATTCCCATTGATGATTTCATATCAAAATCCTCCTAAAATATATTCCGTTTCCGGTGCATCTTATGCTACTGTTTATCATTTTGACAGATGATCTTTCTTTTATATTACATCATTCTAAGAAGAAATGCCAGTTTCATCAGCCTTACAAAACACCATTTTTCTTAGCAATTGCATTAAATTGCTTTAAAAACTCCTCAAATACAAAATCCGGCTCAAGATACCTTGAATTTGCCTTATTTATAAGGGTTTTATAGATGTATTCTGCCTCATCTTTGATAAGTTCCTTTTCAAAATTAATATCAAATTTTTCTATCATTTTTCCTCTTTTCTGTTGAAATATTGATTTCATCAATCGAATTCTATCGATTTAAAACTCTTTCCATTTCATCAAGAGTATACTCTATCGATTTTCTAAGATCTTTTACGTACCCTTTGCCTCTTTCAGTTTCATATCCAAGCCTAAGAACTTCTGATATTGTATTAATGATTTTATTGTCAATCTCATTTCCTTTATTCATTAGAAAATTTACAACTTCATTTGTTGTCATTTCTGATTTGTCCATTAAATCACCTCATAATTAACTATTCCAATCTGACTTCCCTGCGTCAAAACAATTTTCTTTTCCTCGCCATATTCCCAGTCATCAACCATAAATTCATCTATGTCATCAAGTTCTGTAGCAAAATTAGAACCATATGTCTGAATCATTCCAATACATACCGGAAGATCTTCATCATAATCTTCTAATAAACTTTTTAATTCTCCCACTGTCATTATAATATCACTCCATTTGAAATGTCTGTTTCAACTCTTGCTGTTGTACTTGCAGCTTCCAACAATAACTCAAATGCTCTAATCATACGCGCTCTAGGCAGCCACATTCTGTCCTCTTCATTCTTTGCAGCATGATACGCAATTACAGGACTTTGAACAATATAAATAGCATCTTCTAATGTCATTCCAGACATATCTTCATATGAAAGATTTCTACAAAATTCAGCATCTCTATAATCTATTTTATTATCCATATAACAACCTCGTTTCGTATACAATTATTATATTACCAACTATACAAAATATTTTGCTAAAATGTTATCCATACATTTTTCCCATAATACTTATTTGAAATTTCATAAGAAGTTCCTGTTATTTCCGTTGCCTTAACTTGAATAAAATCATAATCTTTACAATCTTCTAACTTTCCATATCCCCATCTATGCTTAACACACTCTGCAACTCCGTTAATCTCCATGATTACACAAAATGCAGCTAATACCAAATCGCCCATTAATCCCATCTGAGGGTCTGGAGGGTCTGGCAGAAATTCAGAAGACATAACAGGGCATCCATCATAAATATCCATCCTTTTGTCACCTTTCTCCACGAAAACAATCTTTCATTATTCCTTATAGTTCATATTTTTATAACATATCATTGCTTCGTCCAAATTTAAGAATCTACCAATATATTCTACATCACTCCTATGGTTATCTCCTTCAATGGCAAGTCTGACTTTATTCTCAGATTTGTCAAAGACGTAATCACCAATACAATAAGTAAAATTATTCCCTAGCTCTCTTGATCCACAATTATTACAATGATACGACTTCTCTTTTTCATCATATCTAATATCTCTATTACCACAATCTAAGCAAACCATAATCAATCCTCATCTATATATTTTTCTTTGATATCGTCAATTGCACATCTATATCCATTTTCATTAGCTTCAAAAAGATCGTCATATAATAAAGAATTAGAAAGTTGTTCTTCCAAATATTGTACAATCTCCTGTGCTTTCCATTTTTCTACCATAATTATTTCACCCTATACTGTTCCATTTATAACATCAATTGCTGCTTTAATAAGTTCCGAAATATGATCAGCCTTTCTTTTGTTTTCTCCTGAAACGTCAAGTTTATTAGATATTCCATAAGCAATTGCCAAATTTTTATTCAATACTTCCATTTCTTCTTCGTCTAATATAACAACTTTCTTCATTATAACACCTCCGTTGAAAGCAATTTTTCATTACTTATAATTTTTTCATCATTTCCTTAACACGATCAATCTCTTCAGTTGTATGAGGTGTGCCACCGGCATTCATATCAATATACCACTGAAGAACTTCCTTTTCGGTTTTGAGATCGTTTACATTGAAGATTAGGTCTACACTGAGAGGAATCTTATCTTCAAAATCTTTATAGTAACTGTCAAAAACTTTAATTTCATTTTTTAAGAATTTAGTTACTGCTGTAATTCTCTGTAAACCATCAACACATACAAAATCATCGTATCCATTAATAGGTTTAACCATCTGCCAACTTGGTTTATTAAAATAAATTACCTTTGCTGATTTTCCTCCACGTAGTAAAAATTCAACATATGCAATTTGTTGAATTTCTGTCCATACATGTCCACGTTGAAAATTAGGATTTAATTGTAAATGATAATATTCATCTTCTTCCCATTCTGAAAGCGTTTTTAAAATATGAGTTAATGGAATATTAGTATTGTACGTCCCTGCTCTTGTCAATTGAGGAATGTCTTTAAATTTTGTTAGTTTCACTTTATATCACCTGCTTTCCATAACTATGAAATCGTCATTTCTTTATTATATAGCTTCCCACAATAAGTCATCTGTTTTCCCTTGTAAATATTCAAGCACATCAGCTCGACCACCATATCTACAATGAATTTCTGTCAGTTTGCCTTGGTCATATAACCATCTTGCTGCTGCATATCTATGCCAACCATCTACAATAATTGGTTGTGGAAGAATAAAATTACCACTGCATTCATTATCAATCTCAATATCTCTTATTTCCATTGGATGATTAATAAAATAAATTATTCTTCCAATATGCCATTCTCTTGATCTCTGTTCTAACACTGGATGTTTCCATGTATCTCCATATGGATCAGGTATTTCTGGAACGGGTTCGTATATTGCAACAGAGATATCATCCAGATCAATTTCTCCTGTTTCATCCCAAGACCAATGTTCGATTGGTAAAAATTCAATCAGTCGGTCAATCTTGATGATATCTCCATTATATTTGTCTGAATCCATTTATATCACCTCTTCCAATCTTCCCAATAAATCATTCTTTACTTCGATTATTGTATTCAACCTTGATTCTGTTGCAGTAACCTTGCAAGCTTCTACATTATAGGTCATTTGCTTTTCTAGGTCAGATTCAAGTCTGTCAATTTCTGTATCAAGCTCATTAATGTATTCTCTTATCTTTTCTCTCATATCTGATCGATTTTCATACTGATACAGTTTTTGTAGTGGTTCTTGCATTTTTTGATTAGAATCTAAATCAGCTTCAGCATATACAAACATACACTGATTTTTCATAAATGGCATATCCCAATTTAATTTCTGTATTAATTTACTAATTGTCTTTCACCTCAATTCCAAATATCTCAAAAAAATCTTTATCCTTAATAACAAAGGAAAGTTAAATTTCAACTGGCAAATAATGCCCCTCAATATGAAAATCTCCATTTTCCATTTCAAGATCTGTATTTTCTTGCACCCATCTAAGCAGTTCATCTGGTGACGAAAAATTAATTGCTACAGAAAAATCTTGACATAATGGTAATCCATTACCAGAGTAATCTTTATTTTCTACAATATTGCTTAATCCGTATTTAATCTCATTTAATACAATAAAATATTTCCAACTATTTTTCATTTAATTTGCCTCCCGAAACCTAGATTTCATTCACTCATTTTTTCTCTAATAAACTCACAATCCGGACTGACACCGATTGCTCTCATCCATGTTTCTGCCGTTTCGCAGCATCCTCTATGGAAATTATAGTTAGCGTCTTCTTCCATTTCTCTTTCATCCATTTCTGATTCATATTCATTAAGAATTTTCTTGTGATCAATATATACTAGCATCATGTTTTCAATTGCATTTTTACTTATTCCCATACAATTGTCCTCCTCTACATCTCCGAAAATCTTATCAAATGTATCCGGATTTACAGATTTTTTTACAGAAACTTCACAGCCAAATTTTTCTTTGGCATATTTAATAAAATCATCTAATTCCATTTTATCCCCCTATACTACCGGTAGAATTCCATATCCACCGTCAACAATATCTATAGCTTCTTCTAAAGAATCCACTTCATAATTATCCCAATTTGATAATCCATCGTAATCATCCAGGGAAATAACTGCTCGACAAATATCTTTTGTTTTGAATTTCTTCAGATAATCATGAACTTTATTTTTCTGCTCATAACTCAAATCTTTTTCGCTAAATTCCGGCAACTTCTTTTCATACCATTCATGCAATTTATCCATCACATCGTAAATACTGACTTTATTTCTCTCAACTAAGTATTTTCCCTCTTCCGGTTCGTATTCTTCATTATATCCTTTATTGATTCTACTAATCCAAAAGTCATTAGTATCCATGCAAACATATACACCTTCAAATTTATCATCGCCTGTAGGATAACAGTCAATCTCTTCTGATTTCTGCATCTTCTCCACAATCTTTGATACGTTATAATATTTTGCAAATTCCATAATCTACTCCTCTATTCACGAAGAAAACTTGGTTTCATTCTATTTTAATCTGTATCTCTAAAACACTCATATTTTCCATTCTCAAACTCTTCAACAAAAAGATTTGTAATGTCATTACCATAATTCAATTCATCAAGTGTTGTTCCATCGCCAACTCGCAACTCATCAATATCATATCCTTTACCTTCAAAATATTCATTAACTTCTCTATCAAGTATTGATGCTTGGCGTGTAAGTTTTGCCAATCTATGCATTTTATTCTGTATTTCCTTAGATACCTTCATCTATATCACCTCAACTATTTCACAATCAATTAAATTGTTATAAACATTGGTATCCTCCAGTGTATCCAATGCTATTTGTGCGCCTAAATATGTTTTAAATGCTCTCGCTTCTTCAATTGTTCCAAGAACTTTGTATTTTTCGCCACCTACAATATAAGAACCTTTGCAAATATAATCTGTTCCACATTTTATATAATACATTTATTATCACCTCAATATTATATTCTCTATTATATCAGAAATGGAACTGCCTTACGACAATTCCATTCCAAATGAATCTATTATTTCATTTCTAAAATTTTAATTACTTTTGCATTCTCAATAATTATTTCGTTAATATCATTTCCTTCAGAATAATCATTACCGGCAATTAAGTATAAATATTTTCCATTATAAGATTTCACATCTTCCATAGACTCCTTGATTTTATCTTTATCTACATATATAGCTGATGTGCCATTAAGTTCACCACCATCATAATATCCTTCGTAAGCACCATCTTCTATATATGGATATAATAGTTCTGTACATGTAAAATCTACATATTGCGGGTCTTGAAAAAGTTGATGTGAATTTGGAAGTGTGTCTCCGATCTTATATTCTGTATTATCTCTTCTAATTCCAAAAATTTCATATTTAGATTTTTGAATTATTTTTCTAATTTCGTCATACATTTTAATACTCTCCTATGAAACAATTCTTTCATCATTTACATTCTATTTTCCACTTTTAATACATTCATCAACGCTTCTTGTAAAATCCGTGATACATTCACACCTGCTTGATCTGCTTCATAATTTAACCAACTAGGCAATGCAACATTTCTCCTAACTGTTTTTGTATCAATCTTTTTCCTATATATAGCCGAATCAATATCAACAAAAGACACTATTGTTTCCCCATCATTCGCAAATGTTCCCTTTGTAATATCTAAATCTTTTAGATCTGATGGAGATGGAATTTTTTCATTGTTATCTTCCATTGATACACATTCTAATTCGATTGCATCTCTAGCCATTTCCATAGCATCATTCATATCATTTCCTTCAGTCAGAATACTAAAATCTGGAACTTCAACTAATATATTTTCGTTTGTTTTGGTGAAAAATACAGGATATACATTTTTCATCTATTAACAACCTCCATTCAATGTTTTATATAATAAAAATCATTAAAGATTAATGGACTATAAAAGTCCATTTCTCTTTAATATTGCCTTTGCCAACCGTTCATTAATCTCTTTGTGTCTTGGGATAGTTTCTTTAACATTTCCTTTTATATAGATATCATGACTCCCACCATGTCTTTCGAAAATAAATCCGCCATCTTCAAGTTTCTTTACTAAATCATTTCTCTTCACGTATAAGTATCACCTCTTTCTACTTATATTATACACAATTAGTGTGTAATGTCAATATTTTTAATACACACTTTATACACAATGGTTACAAATCCATTTATAATCTCTTTCTGTCATAACAGAAACATTACATCCAATCATAACAGTAATCATTTTCTTTCCATTTGTCTCAAATCTACTAATTACTTTCATATCTTATTCCTCCATTAGTTCTTCAATTGCCTTTTTAAATTTCTTCTGCAAAGATTTCCTTGTGTTAATTAAATCTTTTTTAGTTGGCTTTCCACCGCATTCATTTATGTATCTTGTTGTTAAATTTTTCCAACCAACCCGGCTATTCTCTTCCATTCTTGTGTACACCTTCTTATATGTAGCCATAAAACCATTACTGTGATCATCGTATTTCTTTACCAGTGGAAGAATCTGTTGGTCTGACCAATCAATTTTATTTTTCTCTTCTTTGGCTTCTTTTGCCTTATATTCCATATCAGTCAACACAGCCATGAAAATACTTCGGAGGTCTTCATTCTGATACACTACCTCAATGGTCTTTGGTGAATAACTGAGATTATTCCGTTCTTTATAATCTTTTGCCTCTTGCTCCCAACATATGCCATAATTCTGTCTCATGTAATCATAGATATGTTTTAAGACGCTCGCTGTTTTACGAAAGCTGCTATTACATACAATATTTTCCGCTTTACCGTACACAATCTGTTTCCACGAATCTTCTTCTGAAATTTCTTTTGCAGGTATTTTATTTTCCGGCAATTGTGTTTCTTTTCGTGAACTCATATCAAGAAGTAACTTCGCCATATTTGACATTCCATTGTATAATTTCTGATTCTGTTCTTCCAGGTCGTCTAATTTTGCATAAAGAATTTCAAATTCTTCTGCATAGTCATGTGCTTCAGGAATAGGAATCTGAATCATATTATTTCTAACCGCCGGAGCAACTTCTTCTTTTCTTTTAGAAAGAAATGCTTCAGCTAACACATCTTTTGCCTTAAGCTGATACTCTACTAATCTATCGGCTAGTTCTGGATTTTCCTTCTTCATCGTTGGAGTAATAGAAATCTTCGCTAACCACAAAGGAAGATATTCTAACATTAGACATAAAACATCACTATTTGCATTATCTGTACCTAGAGGGTAAAAATTTACCCCCTTGCTCAATACCAAATCTTTTTGAATTTTCTTACGTTCATATTTCCCTCTGTCTTCGCTCAATCCAAGCCCATCACAGATCCACTTAACTCCTACCCATACGATATCTTCTATCTGTGCTGCTCTCAGCGTTGCACCATTAAACTCTACATCTTTTATTGCTAATCCATGCATAATTATCTCCTCCATAATATTTCTCATGTAAAATTTCTGCTTCTACACGCTTCTCGCAATAGAAGTCCTTTTCTCTAATCTCCAATGCTTTAACTTCTTCTTTGCAAAAAGCGCACCATTGATTTTTCACATGATTCTCTTTTCTCATATTGTGTATTCTCTGCAATCCGTTACAAGTACACCCATCTATTCTCAAACATTTCAAACAGATAAATTCCGATGACTTCTTTGGATTTCCTTTTCTTTTGCTCATGTTAGTCACCTTTGATGATCCCAGCTATTCCAAATCCAATGATAAGCAATACTATCCCGAACCCATACATTCTTATCACCTACCTGTCCAATTTACATCCGATTAAATATAATATTCCAGCAATAATCATTTTAACCATTTTATATCACCTTCCTTATTGTGCTGCTCCCCACAAGATACCAATGATAAATCCGACAAAAATTACATATCCAATTATTCTTCCTAATTCGTACATACTATTTCCTTTCTAAATCCAACAAATTTTTAACATTATCAACCCAAAAGTTATTACAAATATTGCAAAGCCAGTAACAAACGAATCACTGATTTCCATTTTCTGCTTATCTTCTTCCATTTCTTTTTCTTTCCCAACGATTGTAAATGGTACATCTATACATTCCTTCGCAGTTTCATTCTGAAAATCCATGATGTCTATTTCTTTAAATGCCGGCTCTAAAATATCATAATCTCCAAATCCGGCTACTTTCTTATATAACATATCAACGCCTCCTATATACTGTCACATTTGCATTTGCGTCTTGATACCAGTGGTATTCCGGATATAAACCTGACACACCACAATCTTCTAAGTCATATCTTCTTTGCATTTCGCAAAATTTTTCCTCTGTTTCACAAAATATTTTTTCCATATATAATTTCCCTTTCATATTAAAAATAAGAGTATCGTTATTGACACTCTTATATTCTCTATGTATTTATTTGATTTTTTATTTTTTCATACTGTAAAATCTGGCTTTCATTCGCCTGGATATTTACCATTGATTTCTTCATTCCATTCATCATTGTAATGCAATAACGACGCTAATATAGATTCTTGACAAGTTTCATATACTCCACACAGAGCAGAATCACATAAACTGCATGGTCGAATTTTCTTTCCACAATCTTTACATTCTATGAAATCCGTTTCCATCGGATTGAAACTTTCAAATGGTGTCTCATATCCACAATTAGGACAAAGTTCATCTCCATCCCACAAATCATTCATATATTCTTTCTGTGCATTAGATAATGTTAATTTTTGATACATACTTAATCACCTCAAATTTCACCTTTTACATCTTCTAAACTTCCTCTTACAGAACACCCTTCCGTATCATGTTTTGAAAGAATTTTCCAAATTGCATTTTGTTCTTTTTCGGATAATGTGAATCCATTCCAATATCCTACTGTCCCATCACTGTGACCAAACATAACTCCAATGATTTCCGTATCCATATTATCACCTTTTAAATTAATTCCAACTTCATAAGTTTCTTATATAATTCCATCAACACAGGAATACAAATACTGTTACCGGCAAGATAACTTATCTGTTGATCTGTCAATCCGCTTTTCTTCATGTGATTATAATCTTTATCTTTAAATCCCATTAATCTCAAATGCTCTTTAGATGTAAGCATTCTTAATTTCCCATCATAGTAGATAGCTTGCCTTGGCGCAGTAGTTAATGTTTTTGCCACTCCACGACCAACTCTTCCTCTTCTAGTTTTACTACTTGGGAACTCAACATTGATTACATCATACTCATTTACTTCTTTGTATCCAAGTTTTGTAGCTTCTCTTACACACATCTGTCCATCTTCTCTCGTAAAAAAGATCGCCTTCTCTGCTGGACTGAGCGAATATTTATCCCAATCTACACCCTTTTCAAGATAATGGCTAATATCTTTTTTTAATTCTACTGCTTTTGGAAACTCAAATTCCTTTTCTCCTAATTTGTCCTCCAGAATGCTAATTGTATATAATCTTTCTCTTGCTTGTGGGATATTATAATCTGCTGCATTTAAAATCTTGTAATAGTTTTTGTACCCCATTCTTTCCATTTCACTAAGATAATGGTAGTGATGAACTCGATGATTAACTTTTTTGCCTTCAGAAAGAAGATTTGGAACGTTCTCCCAAATAACTACTGTGGGTCTTTTTGGAAGTTTGTGATCAATAATTGCCAATGTTTCTTCAAATAATATTGAACGTCCTGTATTAATATTGTTTCTTCCATTTTTGCTGAAATCCTGGCAAGGTGAGCCGTGTATAAGAATATCGGGGTCTAAATTCCATCCGACTACACTTTGCGGTTTATACTCAATATCAAATATTGAATTATAAGCTTGGACTGCGAATGGAAGAATTTCCACATAATCAATACTCTTAATATCGAATCCTAAGTTTTCCAGTGCCTTTCTTGGTGCGCCAATGCCACCAAATAATTCTAAGATTTTTAATGTTTTATTTTCCATATGTTATCTACCTCCAATCAAATATTTATTCTCCGTTTTATGTAATAAAAAACAGACAGCTTTTATACTGTCTGCCAATCAAATCCGACTTTCATCTACTCAATTCCTATCAATAACTCCCCAAGCTGTTTTGCATTCTCAACCTTACAAATTGCAGTTGCTTTGCTATCTTCCGTTCCATTTCTCCGTGTAAAATGTGATACAAGATATACTTTATCCGGCATATCTTTTCCGTCCACTTTGTAATGCCCAATCTCCACCGTTGTATTTTCTTCAAGTTTCCCAATTTCTTTTACTTTGTTATAAATAAATTCCTTTGCCATAATTCAACACCTCATTTTTTAAATATTCACTGGCTCATCATTTTCATCATATTCGATCTTTTCAATTTTTACGATATATCCTACTTCTTTTTTCTTATCATAAACTTCCATTTTTGCATTCGCTGATGTAGAAATTCCCCATTCAAAAGAGTACCTGTCACTATTGTTCTCTACAATTTCAGAAAAATAATCTCCGATTTCCTCATAGTCTCTTGCTTCCTGTTTGCTTCTTTCAATACTTTCTGTGCTCATATTTTATCTACCACCTTTCAATTTTATATTCTCTAACTTAAAAAGCAGACAACATATTGTTATCTGCATCTCTTAAACACCTGTACCCCAAATTCAAATACTTCGCTTAACAACAAATCAAGTTCTTCACATTCTTCTTCATTCATTGTCCTGTCTGCTATATAATTATCACAAATAGAAATTGCTGTGTTAAGTTTTTCCATCGGTATTGGATCAACTGCTTCATAATTCCCTTCATTAATAATAATGAATAAATCAAATTTACCATCATCTTTCCAATAATTAAGATAATGCCCTGTATTTAAATATCTTTCCATAATTAAAGTCCCTTTCTTTAGAAATATAATTCCATTACATTCTTAATCGGAAATGTGAAACCGCCAATAGCCATCAAACCAAATTTTTGTTCCTTTCACTCTTCTGTCTTCGTCTAACTTTTCGTCGTATTTTTGTCGTGCAGCTTCTTCATTTCTATTAATATAAGTTATAGGATCAAAATTTTTCATATTATTTATCTCTCTTTCTATTCTAATCAAATACGATTTTCATTTTAATACATATTTTTGATGTTGATATAACAATTCTTCTAAAATATTTTCCGGAATAATATTTTCAAGAACATCAACGTTCACTTTTATAAATTCAAAGTCATGTTTTAAATGGTTATATCCACATTCAATACATGTACCACAATTAAATCCGATTGTATTTTTACACATTGGACATTCCATTTTAGTTCCTCCTTTTGAAATGCGGTTTTCATTTTCCCTCTATTATTTCATCAACATCCACGTCAAAACTTGCACCACATTCTTCACAAATACAATATCGTCCAAGATCATCTTCTTTAATTTCTGTTGTTTCAAATTCATGCCCACAATTTAAACATTTAACTTTCATAATTTTTCCTCCTTGAAATGTGCTTTCATTGCCTTGTATAATATACTCCGTATTCACTTTCAACTCTCTTTGTAAGTCCTTCCACATCAAAGAATTGAGCATCATCTTCTGATATTTCCATAACACAAGTGCAATTTTCAATAAGTTCTCTCTCCCATTGTTCTCTTGGCTCCCCAAACAAAATTTTCAATGCAATCATATCATCAATTACTGGTGGGATTTCTGTTTTAATCACATAGCTGCAAGCTTTATTACTATCATATTTTTCGCTTTCTGTATCCTCATCACCAAAGAAACATAGTTCATACCAATGTATATTTTTATCCATTTTATTTTCCTCCAATTCCTATCTTGAAATTTCCGTTTCATTATCTAACATTCATAATCAAATTCTTTTAAACCTCCACTGGCTTCTACAAATGCCTGAGCTGCTTCTGTATATGTTCCATCAAAATTTCCATTCTCAGTATCATAATCACTAACGTGATAACCAATTTCCTCTTCATAAAAAGTAAAAATATTTGCAATTAAATCATCAATTGGAATTTTGGGTTCATATTCTTGTTTTCTAATCCATACTGCCATATAATCATAATCGCACCATTTCTCTTTTGGATATTTTGAATAATCTTGTTCTTCTGTCCATCTTCCATATCGATCTACCATAATTTATTCTCCTTTCTGATAAAATCTACGTTTCATTCTGTTTCTTTTGTGTAATTTTTGCATTTTTCTTCGTTGCAATGGAGAAAAGGAATAACTTTTTGCCTGCATTTTTCACAAGTGTATTTGTAGTCAGGATGGTCAAACACATCTCCATGATAAGATGTCACATCTTCTATTAATAAAAATTTACAATCCATCATATATTTTTTAATATCCTTTCTGGTTAAATCATTGTTTCATCATGCTACTTTTAAAAACTGATCATCGTTAACACAGTAATATTCGTGTTCTAATAGGTTCTCTTTTCTAACTTCTCTCAATTTGTAATCATCAAAGAATTTCACTTCATTATCACTTTTGAAAATTGCATAGCACCCAAATGGAAGGTATGTCCCATCTGCAAATTCAATTTCGCTATCAGTAACATGAACGACTTCGTAGCTTTTACCATTAATTAAAATAGTTGAATGATTCGCATAGTATCCAGCCCATGCAAAAGCATTCAATTCATTGTCAGATACAATGTGTTTATTTCCATTTCTTTCTCTGTACTCCAACATAATATTTCCTCCCATTTCTCAATGAATATCTTGTTTCATTGTTCCTTATATACTGTCCAATAATAATCTTCTTTACTTGAAATCTGTTCTGCCGACATATCAGAGTTAAACATACGTGTTCTACGTATAAAATCTTCATATCTATCCATAAAGTCATCGCAGTAACTAATTTCTTCCGACAAAATTCTTCCGTCATTTGCTGCATAATCATAGATAATAGATGATTCGTCACTATCATAAGTCTCAAGAAACATCTTCACATTTCTGTTATCTTCAGTTTCCTTTAAATAATCAATAAGACATTCCTCTGTTATTGTAAATTTTGTTTGTCTTGATGGATTGTAATCATCTCCAACATAATCATTTAATAATAATTCTACTGTTTTCATATATCATCACCTCTAAAATTCCATTTCTGCAAACATTTTCATTTCCATTGTGAGATTCTTCGGATAATTTCCATATTTATTCAACCATTCTGTAAAATGGTATGTAAGATAACTTTCTAAATTATCAATATTTTCCGGCTTCTCTGCAATCGTTCTAATAGCATCACAGAAAATCTTTGCGTATACTTCATTGATGTTTAAATACACATCTAACGCATTTTCTGTATTGATATGATACCTTTTCTTTCCAATGTTAAAACCATATTCGCCATGATATGATTTCATTTCTTCTACAGATTTCAACTTCTGATAGCCGTATGTATTGAAATATTCCATACATTCTTCATCAGAATCAAATTCAAATATCTCTTCTGATTTGAGATATTCATTCAGTTTTTCTATATTTATATTCATTAATTATCGTCTCCATTTCTTATAACTTCTGCTCCACTGTCATAACATTCTTCCGGCGGATTTTCTGTTCCATTCTCAATATCTTCCCTTAACTTTTCTTCCGCTTCATCTTCGCTATGTGCCAACACATCATAATATCTTTCATAACATTCATAATAGCGCACTCTGTATAATTTCTCTTTTCGCTCTATTTCTGATTCTTTTCTGTAGCAATTATACATTTCCATTAATTTATCAGCATATTCCTTTAATGCATTCTCTTTATATTCTTCATTATGTATAAGATCTACAACTCCAGGTACACCGGAAAAACCATTCCGTTTTGCATCCAACATATTATATACGTGTTCTTCCACATCGAAAGATTCATAACAAGATAATACTTCTTTATAAAGTTCATATAACAAATCTTCTTTTGTTCTCGGATTTCTAATATCAATATTTTCCCACCAATCTTCTCCGCATGGGTTATCTCCATACATCTCTAACTCAACTTTAGAATCGTTAAACTCTGTTATTCTAAATGTGAAGTCTGTATTTTCTGATACTTTTTCTAAATATTCTTCTAACAGGTCTCTTGTCATTTCAATCAACCGCCCTTTCCTATTCATTTTCCCCATTTTCTGTTTCATCTAAATAAATCTTTCCGTTATGTATAAACATATGATGCAATTCGCATCCGTTTATTTTGATTTCTGTTTCTTCTCCTAATCCATTATTTGTTGCATACTCTAATAAATCTTTTAATGTTAATTTCATAATTTTTAATTCCTTTCTATTCAAATGTTCCAAGTTTAGTCAATTCCGTTGTATCTACCATTTCTATTTCATCACTTAATTCAAATAATTGATTTGCTAAATCCGTTCTGCCTATTTCTCTCAATCCTGCATACAATTCATACACATGATTTTCCACTGATATTCTAGTATCAAATTTTCTTCCGAATCTTCTCATTTCGTTTACCATTCTATGAAGTTCCTTTGCTGTCATGTTTTCTACATCCTTTCTAAAATTCATATATAGAAGATACTTTTCTCTTCTTTCCGTCTTTCCAGTTACAAGGATTTTTCGCAATTTCCACCGCTTGTTCCTTTGTTTTTGCGTCTACAGATATACCTAATTCTTCATTTTCAAAATCAATACACCATGTTCTCATAATTTTTCCTCCCATGAAATTGCTATTTCAGACTTCTCTTGCACGTCCAATTTCCGTTTATTGATTCACTTCTCATAAAGCATAAGTCACAGATCTTGCAACATCCTGTATTCAAGTCTTCATAAATCAGTGAATCAACAACGCCACTTCCAATTCTCATTTGTAAGTCTGCCTCAAATGTTATATAAAATAATCCTTCAAAAGATTTGACAATAAGATCTAATTCATCCGGATTTCTAAAATAGAATGTGCCAACTCTTTTTCCTCTTTCCGGATAATTTGCAAGTTCTGTAAGATCGTCATATGAACATCTATCAGATGTGATCACAATCTTGTAATTATCTCGCTTTTTTCTCCGTTTCATTTTCCGTAACTTGATATATTCTTCATCCGATAAATTGTCACAAATGATATCTCCAAAATATTTACGCATTCTTATCACCTCAATCAACTTTTAAAATATAGTTAAAACATTGGCGTTTCCGTCTTCTCTTCATCTCTCCAGTGCCAACCATCATATCCTAAACCAGATAAAAAACTGACATAAATTGTAAACAGCCATTGTTCTCTCATGTCTTTAGTTCCCCTAATTTCACAGAATACATCAAGATTTTCAAACCGTGATTTCTCTTCTTTCGTCAGCCGTTGCCATGTCCATGATGTCTTAATAATATTCTGGAAGAATTTGTTTGTTACTTCATCTAATTTTTGTGCCATAAAATCACCTATTTTCTAAAATAATCTAATAATAACCTTTTCCCTGTGTTATAGAAATCAAACCATATACCGTTACATTGTTTACGTTGTACACCAATAATTTCAAGATACATGCTCTCTTCTCCGTCTAACCAATGCCCTGCATTTAATCCGTAATAATATTTGTCTTCCGGAATTGTGAACAGAATTTCCACTTGATCATTCCAATCCAAAGGAATTTCTTGAATCTTTGCATTCTGTGGAATATTTACCATATCCATTAATTTCCGTGCCAATTCACTTTTATTTAGCGACCGGCAATCTGTAGATTCAATGGAACATATTTTTTCTACAATTTTCATAAAATTCATTTTAATCGCTCCAATTTATTTCCATTCTTGTTGTCAATATATTTCAAACTGCGTTTAATAATATTTCATCAACTTCAGATTCCGTAAGTTCTCTTACGATTTTCATTTTCTGTGCTAAAATCCAATTTCCGCCCTGGCTTTCCGGTCTATTGTAAGTTGTCCAATCTTCAATTTCACATTCAACCCACACTCTTTGTTCTCCGCTTGCAAGTCTCATTGATAAGTGTGGCGCAAATGGTATAAAACAGCAATGCCATCCACATCTAACGGCAAATCCTTTCGTGGGATAACATTTTGCTTGCATCCATTCATTTATTGGTGTTGAATATATTTTATGTATAAAAAGTGGATATAAATTTCCGTCTGACAGTTTTCTTAGTAATTTATACGCTTTCATTAACAATCATCTCCCTTCATCAAACACATTATCCATAAACATCAGATCAAGATAATGCGCCAGTATTTCAAATTTTTCCGACCTCTGCAATTCGTTAAATAACTCCGCAACGTATTCTTTTTCCTGTTCAATTTGATCTTCATCATCTCCCATATCACGGATGAAGTTCATTAATTTTTCCGCTGACTGACGTGGCGTATGTTCATATTCTTTTGACATAATTATTCCTCCTCATCCTCTTTAAAATACAATTCGTAATCAATATTTGCTTCTTCTAATCTCAGACCAATCAAATCTCCGTAAGTCATATCACTGTCTTTAATATCTTGATCAGTCCAAAATTCATCATATGCTTTACCGGCAATTTCTTTTGTCTTTTCAAGATCTCTATCAGAAACTAAAATGATCACATCCATCCAAGGATTCATAGTAGAAAAAATATTAATACATATCCGTTCTTCTATCATGATTAATCAATCTCCCTTCTATAAATTTCCAAGAATCCACTTTTCTGCAAAGTCAAGTACAGCTTCAGGAACTTTAGGTTCTTCACTATAATTGAATGTATTTCCAACAAGTGTTGTTTCAATTTCAGTTTCTTCCTGATATGTAATTTTATATGTTCTCAAGTTACCAGTTTCTTTTACCAATTCGATTTTCAATACATTAATTCCCATTTTTTATTCCTCGCTTTCAGTTTTTGAAATCGTTCTTTCATTAGGTATCATGCAATCTATAATTCCAAAATATTTATCATTGAATCCTTATAAATCTGTTTTCCGTCTGTTCTTATTTCTTTTACAAATTCTACAAGTGGAATTCTTTTATTTCTTTCCATTTGCCATGAGTACATCTGTATCCAATCACTTAATAAGTTAAACATCGAATAGTTACAGAACGAACAACCCTTTGGTTTTACCTTTTCCAAAAATTCTTTTGTCTTTGTCAATATTGATACATGAGTTGTGCCATTAAAATCAACTATAATATAATTGCTTTCCATTTTTAAGCCACCTCTTTCTTCCACTGGACTTTCGGACATCCATATACTTTATGAGCAAAATTCGGAAGTATTGAATATCTTTTCATAATCTGGTCATGAATATATCTTTCAGTTCTCTTATCATCCCAATTTTCTTCCCAGTTTTCCAGATACTCAATTCCCTTATCTGTGAGCTTTTTAATTTCATAATAATTCGTTCCGTCATGATGAGAACATTGCATATAGAAGTGTCCATTTTCATCATACAAATGAACATAATCACAATCAGTCATTGCTTCTCTATACATATCCATAAAGTCTGTGAAAATTGTTCCTGCATCAAAAGTTCCGTCCCATCTTCCGTTTGTACCACGTAAAATCCATGTACTTCCGTCATCAAAAAACTCTTCAAGTCTTTCCTTTTCACATTCCCAATTGGCTGAATCTTCATCATTTATTACATTCCAGATTGAATCTTCACTTGGATCTTCTTCATACTCTGAAAGTGTTTCCTTTGCAAATTCTGAATACTGATCCCATAAATCATAATTGTTATATATTGTTCGTGTTTGCGGTTCTCTCATATCAATCAACCTCGCTTTCATCAATAAACCAACCATTTCTATTTCCTTCTTCTATTACATTATCTTCAAAATCTCTTTGCTGTCTGTCCACTTCTTCATTATCGAAATTCTGTTCAAATGCTTTCATCATCACCATTGCGAATGCTCTACTAAAATCTAAATCAGAAGTTTTAAGTGCCATTTCAAATTGTTCTCTTTCGTATGGAAAGAACGAAATAAAACCACTGTAAGAACCATAATTCTGTTTTGTCCATTTAAAGAATTCGTCATTATATTCTGCGTTCCTTACATATTTGATTGTTTCGTCTGGTACGATTAAATCAAACTCAATAGAATCATTTTCGTAATTATACCAACGTGGACTGTTAAGACTTCCGTTTTCTGCTTTGCATTTTCCAAACAAAGCAACTATAGAATCCTCAGATAAAATTTCATTTATCTTTTCAATTCCATATTCAACAATTGCATTTCTGAAATCATTAAAATAATCTTCGTCAAGATTCTCCATTGCGTCTCCAAGATTTGTTCCGTATGTTCCAGGTTCTATTAGATGCAGAAAATCTGTTGTCATTTTTACTTTCATGTCATTTCACCTCTTCCCACATATCAATTAATCCTGGCAATATATAACCCAGATCAATTTCTATATATTCATCAAACTCTTCTAACTCTTTCCGTTCCTCCTCTGTCGGAATTTTTGCTCCCATAATTCTCAGAACATCATCTTCCGTTCCATCAGCTTCAAGAATTCTATGAAGTGTTTCTTCCAATGCTCCTGATATATCTGTATTTCCTTTTTGTATAATTGCGTTCCGTGTCCAATATTCATGGCACATGTGAAATTCAACAATAGCCTCATCTTCTTCTAACAAGTCTTTTAATTCAATCATTTTGTTCGCCTAACCTTTCTAATAATGTTTTTGCATTTTTAACAAGCTGTTCTTCTGAAAGATTTCTCATACACATTTCTGTAAAATATCCTGTTGGAATACCGCATTCTTTTGCATCATTGACAGATATCTTATTCCCTTTTTCTATAATTCTCCGTGCAAATTTTCTCCAATTGTCTTTTGATATTTTCATTTTCATCTCTCCTACAATTCTTCTTTCTTAATCCGTCCATTCTGATAAAACGTTGTTAAAACACCGGTTTCCTTATCAAACTTCACTTTTCCATAAGCCACAAGCGTAACTTTCCCCTTAATGAGTTCTCCAATTGTATAATTAGAAAACCCATATTTCCGTAATTTTTCTTCCATTTTGTATCAATTCCTTCCTATTAAAATAAGACAGATACATTTCTGCATCTGCCTTTGTTTATTCTCTATATTCATTTAACATTTCACTGGCGTGATTCTGTATTCACAGCCATCTTTAATTAATACATGACCAAGATTGATTTGCATTGCTAATTCATTTGTGTCCTTTTTCTTTTTGAAAGACATTAAATTCTCCATTTCACTATCTGGATCAGAAGAAATTGTTTTGTCTTTTTTAAGAAAACCAATACATTTACCTGTATCATCACATACTGCTAAGTACCACATTTTTTCTCCCTTCTCTGTCTTCCATGTTCTCTGATATGTTCAACAGTGTCCTCTGAACATCCACTCTGTTTGCATCTTCTCGCAAGTCTTTCCCACATATCAAGTTCTTTCCACCGTGGTTTATTTTTCTTCATATTTTTACCTCTCTTCTCCTGCAAATCTAGGAACGAAATATCCAAAATTTGTTGCTGGAAAATCATCCCTTACAATATTATTGATGATTCCATATAAATCATGTGCAAAATTAAACTCATCTGCCTTTAACCAATCATCTAATCGAAGATTAAATTTCCGATCAGCACTTTCAATATCCATTAATAAACTTTGTCGATTTCCTTTGTACAAATCATCCTCTTCCGCACGCTCTATAATTTTTAAATATTTTTCTAATCTTTCTCTATATTCTTTTTTATCCATTTTACATTCTCCCTTCTAAATTACAATTTCACCGGCTCCATTTTCCGACTTTATTTCCGTTGATATCCATGCAAATACCAGATATTTCACCATCTTCAATTTTTAAGCACACATTTGCAAGAATTCTATTAAGTTCTACCGATTCCCAGTATTCGCTTTCTTCTCCTGTAGCTGGATTGCAAAATGCTGCACCACCTGTTTTAATTTCACATTTAAACATAACTTTCTCTCCCCTCTAATCCAAGCACATAACAATCTCTGTACCCATTCCAAAAATATGATTTTAAATCTGCAAGAGTTTTTGTACCGTTTTTCAGTTCTTCATAATCTGCCTTTAGCATATCTGATGTATAATTTTTATAGCAACAAATACATGAATGAAATTCTTTTCTTTTCTGTGCATACCACCCTTTATTTTGCGGAAATGTTTTCTTTGCGATTGTGCGGAAAACAATTACCATTCCGTTATAATCTGGCAGTTTATGTTCTCCACTTAAATCTCTAAGCTCAATTTCTATTCCATCTGGTGTAATGGCTTTATCAAGAATTTGCATAATTTTCCACCTCATCACTTTCTAAACTTAATACCAAATCAAGTACTTTATCTCTCCATTTGATATTTCGAACTGCCTTTCGTAACGTTTTCTTTTCTTCAAGTTCATCTGGAATAATTTCAATTCCATATTCTACGAGCTGTTTTGTTGCTTCGAGTAATAATTCTCTTGACTGTGCATCAGGACAATATTCCTTTCCTCTTGGGTCTGCAATTCCTGCTTTGACATATTCTGGATAACATAAATCAATAAACCGTGGCAATTCATTATCCAAATCCATCATGTAAGTCATGCTTGGTTCGAGAATCCGTTTTGGCTTTCCATTCCCCCCCCCCTCTTTTCTCCATCATTTCTGCTACATCCTCTGTTTCATAAAACTCATTTTCTGCAAGAATCTTTCTTTCAATCTCTTCCGCATTTTCTTTAACTGTTTCATACAATGCTTTTGCATTGAAGTAATTACTTTTTAACTTTGCAAGAAACTTTCTATCGTAACTAATCCGTGGTAACATATTATTTCCTCACTTTCTTTTTCAAATCAAAAACATTCTCTGATATTCTGGATTTCTCTTGTGATTAACGAAAATCGGTTTTCCGTTATCAATAGTCACAGCTCCATAAGGATCTGTTGCAAATGGATTTTTGTTCCATCCTTCAGGTATTTCAGATACAACTTTTATACATTTTTCTTTTGCGACTTTCATCACATGTTCTATTTTCTTTTCGGTTGCACTTTTGCCTTTAGCAGCTTCAAACAATTCTATACAAGCTTCAATGATTTTCTTTCTATTTTCCTCTGTATCTTCAAGCAGCCAATCAAAGTTAATTACATTTCGCTTGCCATCATCGCTTAACTTTTCCGTTGGATTATATATGCCATAACAGCTATTTTCTGAATCATGTACATAAGTATGACAACCAATATAAGTTTCCATAACCTTGTCTGTATAACCATGCTTGTACCAAAGATAAGGAAGTGAGTTCTTACCTCCTGGATTTTCACAATGTACAATTTCTATCACCATTGTTTCCTGTTTTGCATTTTTGCCTATTACATGTACCCATGTACTACCAAAATCTCTTTTTTCAATTTCATACTTCATCATATTAATCAACCTGCCTTTCTAATCATCGATTAAATGCTCAACATCTGTTTTCCCTGTTAATGGAATAGGTGTATCAAGCGTTCCCATGCAGTAATCATAATCCCACCAATCTTCATCATATCCAGACTGTAATGCTGCAATGATGTGACCAGCAAGAAGATAATTGCCTTCATCTATTTTTAACTTTGCAAACTCTTTTAATCCATCAAGTGTTGTAATCTCGTCCAACTCCTCATTGAACTGACTCATTACATCATCAAATGATTTCTCTTCAAATTCTGCTCTTGTCATATAACCATCTCCTTATCTCACATATGGGATATCTTTTCCATGCATATAATTTTCACCTCTAAAACAATCTCCACAATATTCCCAAATTTCATCATCTACCTTTTTGAATGTAGAATATGTTGTTCTGCCTTTTCCATTTTCATCAATTCTACTTGAACATGGCTCACCAATCTGTGAACAATCACTTCTCATACAAGCCGGTGGTAATAAATCCATAAAGTAATTAACCATATCCTCTGTGAAATACTCGCCAACTTCATGTGCATCAAGTCCAAAGTAATGTTCTTTATCTACAACTTCCTTTCCGTTGTGCATTTTCAGTTCGCTTAATGGAACACCATCGTATTCAGTTTCCTCAATTAATAATTCTTCATCAAACCACGGATAAGATTCATAATGTTTTTTATATACCTCCGCTGCTTTGCGTGTTGGAAATATCTGTGGATTACCTGCTGACAATCTATATTTCCCTTCATGATAATACACAACTTCATATCCCTTAAGCCCTTTTGTCCATCCATGAATATCAGTTTCGATTACATAACCTTTATCAACTGACCATTTAGTTGCTTCATAGTCATACTCATCTACAGGCTCGCCGACTGTTTTATTTCTATAATTTGCACACTCTTTTTTACCTTTTTCTGTAAGCACAAAACGCTTTCCTTTATCTGCCTTGTACCAATTACTCCGTAATTCCATAATTCGTTTCCTCTCTTTCTTGTAATAAAATAGGCAGCTAGGTATTTATTCTCCTAACTGCCTTCGTGGCTACTTGTTATTCTGTTCTTCCTTTTTCTTTCCTCTTTCTTTAATATACTCACACATTTCATCCGAAACACCATGCTGTTTTAACTGTTTTGCAAAGCGTTCATAAAACGGTAAGTCTTTCCACCGTGGTTTTCCTTTAGCCATCCTCTCTCTCCTCAAAAACAATTTGATTCATTCTTTCTTGTTTTTCTTTTTCTTGTATTTTTTCAAGATCTTCATAGGTTACAATTCGAGAATTATAACCTATACTTCTATAATATTTTGCGTATTTGTTTGCATTTTCTCTATCACAACTTGTACACGTTTTTATAAATCCAGTATTTTTATCTGTTGCAATTACACATACAATATTTTCTTCCATAAATTCTCCAATCATACCAAGAAATCTTAGTTTCATTACCAATATTTCGAATTCTCTTCTGCATATTTTTTAAGATTAAGCATTGAATCATCTGTTGATTTTAGCATCCAAGAATCAAATCTTTCATTATACATCAACAATTTATATCTCCCTTCATATTCTGAACGTTTATCATTATGATGTATAATGAATAAATTTCCGTCAACCTTAAACCGTGTATCTAAAATTTTTCTCATGTTTATCACCTGTCTTTGAAATGCGAATTTCTTAGCCAATTTTATTGATATTAATTCCTTCTTCGGAAATCATGCTTTCAATTTCTCTCCACGCATTCCATACACTATCTGCAACAAGAGTATAACCACCTATTCCATGATGCCAAGACCAGTTATTTCCATTTTTGTACCAAGTTGTACAATTATGGTCACTCCCTTTTGTAATACGGAACATTATTTCATTTCCTTCGAACAAACCAGTCATAATCATATCCATTTCTTTTCCATCTTTTACCTTTACAAGTACAAATGTTAGCTGATCAATAATTTCTACGCAATCTCTTAATTTACTCATATTTCCACCATTTACCTTTCTTAAAATTTTGATAAAACACACAAATTTACATTAAATCTCATATGCATTTTTAAATGCATCTATATAATTCTCAATAGTCAGTTCATCAATTTCTCTTGTTAATCTATTGAGGTCTCCGGTCGTGATATACTGAGACATAGCATAGCACTCAGGTTTATAATTTACCTTGAGAACCTTGACTGTATTATCATTCCAGTCAATGTCTACGTCTGAATATCCGCCACCTACCGCAAGATAAGCTCTGTCTCTTGGAATTTTAACAAGTTCCACAGATTCAATACAATAGTTTCCCTTTAACCGTTTTGACAGTTCTTTTGCGAACACTTTGGTTGCTCTTATCTGCATATCTATCCTCCTATTCCTTATCTTCTTTTACTAACGCTTCAAGAAATTTCAAATACCGTGTAATTTCTTTTCTGCAATCTAAAAGTTTCTGTTTTGACTCTTCTAAATACTCTTTGTACTCAGATGCTAACCTTTCATTTTTCTCTTTGAATTTTAACATCTCATATGTCTCTCTGTTAAATCTTACATCATACTTGAGTTTGTCTTCATCTTTAAGAAGCTCTAATAATGATTTTGGATTCTCCATTTAATAACCCTCCTCTGAAATATCGCTTTCATCCGATTCAAATTTTTCTCTTAAAACATTTCTCTCTTTTCTCAACCTATTAACAGTAGACATCAACTTTTTGTTTCCATCAAGTAACACCCTATTATTGTTTTTGAGCGATTTTTGAGAAAGTTTTAATCGAGAATTTTCTTCTTCGAGTTGCCGAATATATATCTTCAACTCTTTGATTTCGCTATACATCTCCATTTTTCTACCTTTCTTACGTCATATCTACATCTCCACTTTTGCTATTGTTTTCACAACTTTCCCTTTATAGCATACTGTCACTTTTCTAACTCCTGGGAATTTTACAAACCGTTTACCGGTATTAACTGCATTCCGTTGCTCTTTGAAATCTCCGGAATGAACTCCGTCTGCATAGATACTGTATTCTTTATTTTGCATTTCTATTTCCTCCTATCTCTGTGGAATACCAAAGAAGTACAATTCCGAATCAGTCATTTCACATTCGTCTGTGAAAAATTCTTTGTAATCATCATCTGTCAATGCGAATTCCAACGCATCTTCTGCTATCCTGTCTTTGAACTTTGTTGCAAGTTCTTCCAATCTGTACCTTGGTATATAATTATTTTGCGTTTTGTAACAAAAATAATCTGTACTTAAAGCTAATGCTTCAGCCTGTGTAAGATTTGAAAAAGGACTGAAATTGTAATAAACACAGGTATGTGCCCAACTTTCAGTTTCCCTATCTAACCGTGAAACTACTGCATACTCTTCAAGGTCAATCCCTCTCTTAATCAATGCGTAATTTTTGGCTTCCATAATTACTTCATATTTCATTTTCGTTTTCCTCCTATTTGCCTTTTAAGTGATACTGCTTTGATAATCTTCTGGCAATACCACCATTGATTTCTTTGCTGTGAATCGGAATAGAAACTGACTGTTTCCGTTCCCAAATTTCATGACCGCTATTAGAACGATCGTACTTGAAGCCGTTGTCTTCCAACGTTTTCCTGAATTCCCTTACAGGAACGCCAGGTAGTTTACCACTCATAATCATTCCTCCTTCCTAAAATCTTCCATGATTGTGTTCAAGATATCCTCTGGTTCGCTATCGGAACTTCCAATAATATCTTCTGTGAGATTTTCGACAAGCGTCGCCATTGAATGTGTAAATTTCCCATCTGCCTTTGAGATAGAATATTCTTCTGACATTTCTTCCGCTTGTTCTTCAAGCTCCCAATCATACATGTTTGCTTTCCAGTTTTCGTTCGCATATTTCCCTATCTTTAAGAAAAATTCTTTTGATAACATTTTGTTTCCCTCCTTTATTTTCTGTTTATGTATTCTCTAACCATTTTCATTTATAATGGTTACATCAAAACAGACAAGAGATAGTTCCCTTGTCTGCTTTGTCTAATCATTATATGTATTAAGTATCATTATATGTATTTATATTACTTTCGCTTTTGATTTTTTCTTACCGGCTTTATTTCTGAATGGACTTTCCATTTCATACCGAACAATCTCTGAAAGATAATCAAAGATCTGAGCCTGAGTTTTTGTCATAATATTATCTACAAAGAACTCAGTTCCCTTGCATCTGTTAATCATTGCTTCTTCCATTTCATCTGTTCTGCCTTCACAGTATGCATATAAAGATTTCAATGCACGAATAATCTTTGCGGTATATGCCTTTCCATTATATGTATCTGCATACCCATTCCATTCTAACTTACCAAGTAATCCAAGCATTGAATCAAGTAGTTCTGCCTTGCCTCCTTTGATCCAATTGATTCCATCAGAGATTGATGAGAATGTACCAACTACATTTTCTGTTTCATCATCTCCCTTGATTGCAACATTATGTTTTTTACAGATGTCATGTAATGCAACATATTCCGGCTTTTTGGCTGCCAAGGCTGCATGATAAATATCCATTGGTTGCATTTTCGCTCTATCACTTGACTGACTTAGGAATAAATCAATAGCTTCTTCGAGCGAACACTCCATAACTTCTACTACAACTGCATCTTTTTTCGCTTTAAATGCTCCGTAAATTCTATGCTGACCATCAATGCAAAGAAGAATTCCCTTGTAAAGTAGAACTTTCGGCTCGTCCCATTTATAGGAATTGTAGTTATTGCCGATTGAATACGCCCGTTCGAGTTTGATTCTTCTCTGCCATTCCGGAATATGGATTTCCATTGGATCAATGACCATGAGAAGTTTATCTCCAATCCGTGAGTTATTCTTTGCAGATTTCACAAGATTTTCGATCAACAGCTTTTCATTTTTTCCTGTAAACTCTTTGCTTTCTCTTGCTTCCTGCATTTCCTTTTCTGCTTCTTTCGCTTTTAAATATACTCTTCTCATTTTTATACCTCTTTCTTCCTATTTAATATGTATTTATTTTGCCTTTTATTTTTTGCATAAAAATAACACCCTACTTATTCGTAAGGTGTTATTAGATATGATACTACATTATTTTCTATAAGTTTGCTTTCTTTTTCTCAATGCGTAATTCATAGCCTAAAGCATTTAATATATTGTTAAATACTTTTAAAGTTGGAACATTTTGCATTGTCTCAATCCGTGATATTACTTGCTGTGAATTGCCTGTTATCCGTGCTAATTCTTTTTGCGTTATTTTTTCTTTCTTTCTTAAAGAAATCATTTCACCAATTAATTTATACTCAGCACGGGAATCATCCCATGCCTTTCTAAACTCTGGATCGTTTTGCCTTTTTTCTTCAATTTGTCTTTTTACATTTACTTCTACAAATGGCATATAACATTCTCCTTTCTAAACGAACTTCTTCCCTAATAGATTTTCTAACTCTTTTGCACGTTTGATTACTATTTTGGAGTCTTTCTTTTCCGTTTTATTCTTCTGTTTTCTGCAAGCGTGGATACAATATATATTTTCTCCATCTGGTATTATATAAAATATACGATTATGTTTGTAAAAATACACTTCATATATTTTCTTTTTCCATCTTTTGTAAAATATCTTTTCAAACTCTCCGTTTTCCATATATTCTCTTACAGAATAACCATCAATTGTTTCATCTTCAGTCAGCCCATCAATGTAATCGGTTATAAGATTTCTCCCTGAACTGCTTTCATAATCATGTAGTATCATTTGCGTTTCCTCCTTTGTTTACAACATGATTATACAACTTATAAGTTGTTTTTGTCAAGATAGTTATACACATATTAGAACAATAACCCGTGATACTTCCGGTTTCCGTTCCGGCTGCCTTTTAATATATTGCTCACAGAAATTTGTTGCATCCATCAGATCAATATCATTTGCTTCGAAATAAAACCTTGTGAATGTATCAAATTCTGTAGCAACATATATATATTTATTTGCCTTTAAGAAAAATTCAAATAGCTTTGCCTTTCTATTTCCAATGTCAAACGTCCGCATTTTCTTCATGTTTCATCTACCTCTTTTCTTTTTATTTTCTCTTTTACAATGACATGATTAACGGCATTAGAATACGTCTTGCACATTCATACCGCCGTGTTGCATCAGGCTCATACTTTCCGACAGATATCCTCTTTGCCTTTTTAACTGCATCATCAACATCTTTTTTGTCAAGTCCGAAGTCATCAGCTAAGTTCCGGATTTCGATTTCCCAACGTCTCATTTAATCACCCTCCTTTTTCGCTTTGCCTTATTCGCAAATTTTACAGAATGAATAATTTCAGAAAAATCATTCCGTAGATGAATAATACAGTACATAACATGCCGAACCCAGCACCAAGTTCCGCTTTCCTGTCTTCTGTTTTCTTTCTTCTTCTGATCTCAAGATCTCTTTCCCTTGTTGTCATTTCTACTCCTCCGAAAGTCTGCCTTGTACGAACAGACTTGCCTTTTGTACGGGCATCTGTTAAGATTTATGTACAACCCGTTATTATAATAGTTGCGTGTTGAATGTATTGTATTAAGTGTGCGTTTGTATTTAGCCGAGCAAATATTAATGCACACTAAAAAAGACAGGAGGTTTTATTTGCCTTCCTGTCTTTTGTACTATGCATTTTAATTTTTGGTATAAAAATAGCACCTAACAATTTGCCTTTCTTTGTTGGGTGCTGATTTACGTTTGCCTTTTATAATTCTTCCGGATAATATGTTTTTACTATACTATCCGTTTCGCATCTACAGTTTTTTTAACTGTTCCTGAAGTTCATCAATCTGTGCCTGAACTTCTGCCTTTGCCTTTTGTTTATCTTCGTAATCTGCATCCGGAATCCATTCCATGATTTCTTCCGGTAAACACTGGAAATAATCACAGATACGACAGATTATCTCCGTTGTAACGTTTCCATTGTGTAACAGTTTATTCAACGTTGAAGAATTAATGTTTGCATTTTTTTTGAAAACAGCTTGTGTCATTCCTTCTGCCTTTATTTTTTCAAACAGTTTATTATAATCAACTTTCATCTTATATGCCTCCATAGTTTTATCACCTCCAATTTTAGCATATAGATTTGCGTTTTTCAATTGAATGGGCAAGACTTCCCTTGCCCAATTTGCAGAATTACTTTGCATTTTCGAAACCGGAAAGCGTATACTTTTCCAGAGTACACACCATATAACAAAAAATTGCGTTCTGATAGAGTTCGTCATCTTCTGCTATCTGTTTCCAATTTGCATTTGTTTCTTCTGCACTTGCCTTTAGTCCACCGCCATAAGATTGCCAAATAGTATGGCGAGATCCTACTTCCATTTCTGACAACATTCTATCCATTTGCCTTAATGATTCTATTCTGCGTTTGGTAGACCATTCGCTGATTTTTTGCACGGAGTTCAGCCACCTCCTTTCTAGTACATTCCTATGCACTATGCAATAATATATATTATATTACTCTATAGTACATAGGAATGATTTGCGTTTTGGGATTTATTTAACCTGAGTTCCCTTCTCAGTTGCCTTTGCTGACGGATTTACAGTATATGAGTTCCCGTCTGTTGTTACAATTGTGATTGTCCCGTTATCTGCCTTTGACATATCCCGAATCTCATCAAAGGCTACAAAACTTTTGAATTTTGGAGTGTAGATGTTTTCTGTTTTTGTAGCATAAAGCTCCGTGCCATCTGAGAGCATAAATGCCATTTCGTTACTGCTAACATTCCAGTCTACAATTGTAGTTTTGCTTTCACAATAGTCCTTCCACCAATTGTCAGGATTATGTGATTCTGCTACTGTTTTCTCATTTGCCTTTGCAGACTGGTTTGTAAGATGTGACATCATTACATACTCACATCCCATTCCTATGAAGATACATACTGCTGCAAGGACAACAACTTTCATTTTCTTTTTCATTTTCATTTACCTCCTATTTGTTTATATTTTGCCTATGCTATTTGCTACGACTGAAGCCGGTCTTCCAGCCCAATGCCCCAGTTCTGTTACTTCACGCCAACGCAAAGGATTGTTAATCTGATTCGTATTGATACGTGAACCACTTCCCTTTTTGTGACACGTATTTGCCTTCATGAGATTATGGCAGTCTTCTAATGTTATAGTTTCCCTTTGTACTTTCGGGATATAACTCAGCTTTCGCAAAGACGCAACTACCCATTTATAGCATGGATGATTTGCGTTTATGATTTCATTTTTCCAGTATTTGCCATTGAAAATGTGAATTTGCATTGCTTCACGGGTGAAGTGGTAGTTATCACATACCCAGAAAATACGTTTTCCGTTTTCTGAATAACGTCCATAGATCGAGCCTGGATATACTTTAAAGTTATCTGGGAAGATTACTGATTCTGCGTTTCTTGGAACTATACGCACGTAGAATTTAGGTGCGTGGGTATGATTGTAGTTTCTCTTTTCCATTTGCGTTTCCCTCCTTAAAATGTCCATTGATGTTTCCGTTTGTCAGGGATTGCAATTACAGAGACTTCACCGCCCCAACAATCAGAGATTTCGCCTGTCAGTTCGCAACCTAATTCATTAGCAGAATTAGACAGTGAAGTTAGCTCAGCAATTACTGATGATATTTCATCACCGAACAATTCACTGTTTCTGGTGATTTTACAAGCCACTTTTTCAGTCTGGTTTTTTCTAAATTTGAGCATAGTATTATCCTCCTGATTTGAAAATTATTTATGGTAATGGTCACGGACGGAGTTGAACCGTCCTTAAACCGAGTGACCTGTACTGACTATTTATCAGACTTTGCAGGTTTTTTGTCCTGCTCTGGTTTAATGACAACGTGTTTATTAGCGTTGTCAAGAACTACTGCACAAAATTCTGTAAAAGCACGTCTTTGTGTCTCACGGTCAGTCTTTGTTCTATACTTAAAATCTGACCATGTGACAGTTTTGTCCTTTTTTGACGTAATTTTATTTTTTCTCGCACGAGCAGAAAATCGTGACAGAAAATGGATAATATCAGATTTTTCAAAGTCGGACTTTTTAGGTTTAATACCATAGAAATAGTCACCGTCTTCACCCAGAATAAGTTTGAATACTAAACAGAGCTTATTCTTTAATTCAGCGTTAACAGTAGCTTTTTTGAAATAGTAATCAATGCTACTGCTAAAATCAGTACCACCCTGTTCCGGATCAAACAAAGTTTCAGACAGGAGACATCCTGAATATACAGTATGTGCCATTAAAACAATGTGCACTTTATCTGTCTGGTGCAGACTTGTAACCCGTTCAATTGGGATACAATTCTTTTCACATTCTTCTTTAAGGTCAAAATATTCTTTACGATTTTTAATAAAATCGTCAGTATCTTCTTTAAGTGTCTGCCGTGCTGTTTCAGCATTAATTGTTAAATAGTTGACGCCTGCATGTGCCTCTTCTAATGCCTGTTTTGCATCAGATAATTTGTCAAGTGCTTTATTCATCTCAGTGTGACGAACTAAAGTTTTTACGTGGTCATAAATAGAAAAGTTTTTGTCCTTTAAACAATTAGTTTTGATTGAGTTAAATTTTTCAGCGTTTAACATAATATCTCCTACGGCTCTTGATACTATCTCCACCGACACGCTAATAGCGTGATTAAAATTTTTATTTTTTAAAGTTATGGGATTTTATCCCAAATAGCTATAGCCGGAATTGAACCGACTCTTAAGAGTGGTTAAGCCACTGCCCCTAAAAAGGGTAGACTGCGCCTGGCACAATATAGCTAAAATCTTCACCAGTTTTTCTGGTTACTGATTGCCAGTCTTTTTCGTATGTTAACGGCGTTCTTATATTTTTACATGGCGCACACATACAAACCGCCATAGAAAATGAATCACATAGTTATTATTGCAACGCTGTTGCATGAATGATATAATCAAACTTGTAGTTAGTATTTATTGTTTGTTATATCAATGTGGCGCGATTATGTAGCTGACATATTCGCAATAACTAAAATGATTTTGTGTATCCGTTAATTGTTTGTGCGTACCCTTGCACTAAAGTTAGTATCTTAACTAACGTTTTTTCCGGCTTGTATCGTATGAACCTATTAACTAATTGCCAATGGTTTTCATCCTGTCACTCTGTTACATTGGTTACATATGAGTTAACCATGTAATTTTTCAAAACGAATGGGTTTTTATTTGTTGAGTGTGCCCGACTTGGATGTTACTATAACGTTGTAACCTTATACGCTTTCGTATGGTGATTAGATACCTGTTCTGCTATAGTGCAACTTGACTGATAACTTTCTTTCTGGTTTGTTATCAACCCCCTGTTAACTTCTAACAGGTGAACACGTTGCTATTACTTCCTAACGTGCTAGGATACGCTTGCACTTTTCGACGGAGTGCCTACCGTTCCGGCTCGGTGATGATTTTATCACCCGTGGGAACTACCCACATTGAATAGTTGTTCGTTCTAATATCTCGGTCGCATGAGACCATATCCAGAACGGCGGTTCAAATGAGAACCAGTCACCCGTTCGGGATAGCTATACTATAGGCTCTTTTCGCAACCTTTGCAAGCTATTTTCGCAACTTTTATTATCTTTGTGAAACATGCACAATTTACAGTTATAGTTTTTGTGCAATTTGTACAGATATATGGATTATTATATTTATCAGGATATTTGATTGATTATTATTTTATTGTATGATTAAGTTGAACGTATTTCTTCTATATAATGCAAAAAAGAAAGTTGTTAGCGCACTGGATAGATAGTTATAGT